ACAGTACGGTGAAATCCCGGACGGCGTTGAAGCCTTCAAGATCGGCGATTTCTCCATGAACTTCGAGGAAGGCGTGAACGGAATCGGCCTGACGCGGAAAACGATCTGTGAAGCCGCCTATTCCGTCCTGCTCCGGGCAGGCCTTCTGTACCGTGGGCTTCCGAGGATGGTGAGCGAATGAGCATGATCGGATTCCTGCTGCGGCAGACCGCTGTCATTCGACCGTGGATCCGATACGCCAACGGAGAGGACATTTACGGCGAAGAAGAAACGCGGCCCTGCCGTCTGCAGCGCAGGCGCGATCTGGAACACACATACAAGAATCCTGACGGCGCGATGGATCAGGTAGTGGCCAGAGCAAAGATGTTCTGCGAAGGTGAGAAGATCCCTGAGCGTTCCATCGTCACTGTGGACGATGCGGAGTACATCGTCATCGAGTGCTACCGCGCTTTCGGATTCTCTGAAGACCACCTGGAGGTGGTTCTGCAGTGAGCAGAGGATTCAAGGTGAATGTCCGCCTGGACAAGGCGAAGATCAAGAACGTCACGAGGCAGTGGTCCGCGCTGGATCATCTGGCGGCGGTAAGCAAGGAAGAGGTTCCACTCGATCAGGGCCCTCTGAAAAACTCCTGCTATGTGGACGTATCGGAGGACGGATCCAGCGGAACGGTATCGTATGACACTCCCTATGCCGTCGTGCAGCATGAGAACATGCAGTTCCAGCATCAGCGCGGCCGGAAGGCAAAATACCTGGAAGACCCGGCAAACGATTCCGGCGTTCAGCGGGAAATGCGCGAGCTCATCAAACGGGCCTATGAAGAACAGATGGGGTGATCACGATGAATCTTTTGGAAGAGCTGGCGCGTCATCTGGAATTCTGCGGCTTCGGCACGGTTGCCGATGAGAACGCGGACGGTGATATTCACTGGGCGCGGATGCCGGATTCTCCGGATGACTGCATCTGCGTTTTCTCCACTGACAGCGGTGTGGGCGGCCCGGATTCCACAGCGCGGTTTCAGATCATGAACCGGGCCAAAAGCACACGGACCGCCTACGAGGTATCCTACGCCATCGCTCAGGAGCTGGACGAATACGAAGGCTTCCTGAACGGAGACGGCCGCGATGTCAGCATTGAGGTTCTCAACGCCGCCACCGGCCTCGGCCCGGACACCAAAAAGCGCGAAGTCTATGTGACCAACATCGCAGTCAAATACTGCAACTGAGAAAGGAATGATGAACCATGGCGAAAGGACGCAAGAATTCCTGCCCGACCAACATTCGGAACTGGGGGATCTTCATCCAGGACAAGACGCAGGCCACGGAAACGTGGATCCGGATCAAGGGCCTGGAGGAGCTGACCCGCAGCACCGACAGCGACACCGAGGACGGCTCCGCGGCCACCGATCTGTGGGAAGAGCCCTATGTCTCCAAGCGCAGCGGCTCCCTGACCCTGTCCGGCAAGCCCAAGGTGGACGCCGCGACCGGCGAGGTGGATCCCGGCCAGGCCATGCTGGATGACTATGCCACCAGCGGCACCTGCGACGATGACGCGACCCTGAAGATTGTCGATCCCTACGGCACGGCGATCGTCGGCGACTTCATCGTCACCGGCAGTGAAGTCTCCTCCGATGAGGATGAGGACACCAAGAGCTGGGATCTGGAGCAGGTTGGCGATGTGGACACGCTGCCCTATGTGCAGCTGGCCAGCATCTCCCTGAAGGATGGCAATTCCGCTATCACCACCCTGTCCATTGCGGTCGGGGCCACTCCGAAGATCATCACCATCGTCTTCAACCCCGCGACCGCCAGCAACCAGCGGTTCCGGATCAGCTCCGGCAACAAGAAGGTTGCTTCCGTTAGCAACATCACCGACGATTCCTTCACGGTGACCCCGCTGAGCGCCGGCACTTCGAAGATCGTCGTGACGTCGGTCAACGGCGCGAGGACCGCGATCCTGAACGTGACCGTCACCGAATCTTAATCCAATCGACCACGCGCCGGGTAGGACTGTCCTATCCGGCGCATATGATTTTAAGGAGGAAAAAATCATGGCGAACCGCACCCTGAATTTCGACAACTTCATGACCGAAAAGAAGCAGGACCCGATTATGGTCACTGTGTTTGGCAAGGAATATCCCGTCAAGCCGGAGATCCCCGCGATTGTGATGGTAACTCTGGCCAGGTCGAATGATTCGAGCATTTCCGAGTTTGAGGCAACGAAGATGCTGCTGAACGCCGGGGACGTGCTCTTTGGGAAGGAAGCTGTCAGCGAGTTCTGCGCGAAAGGCATGCAGAGCGATCAGCTGATCAATCTGATAAAGATGGTGTTTGAAACCATCAACGGCAAGGACGTTGACGGGGACGATGTGGAAGAACTCACCGATGAGGACAGCATGGTCTCCACCACTTCCAAGGCAAAAAAGTAAACCTGCTCTACATTTGGGACGCGGTTGAGGCCGATTTCATGCGGGATTACGGCATCGACCTGGTAGAGCAGATTGACGTCATATCGTGGAGAAAGTTCGCGGCGCTGTTCCGGAACCTCTCCCCCTACGGCGCCACAGCGGCCCGAATCGAAGAAATGAAACGGAAACCGAAGGAAGACCAGACCGAGGAGGAAGGCCGCTCACAGGCAGCGGCTTTCTTTGCGTCTGTGCTTTCCACAAACGGATCGCGCAATTAAGGTGGTGAGATAAGTGGCTCTGAAGGTTGGCGAATTGTTCGCGAGTTTTAACCTGGATACCAGCGGCATTGACGGCGCGGTCAAAAGCGCAGAGAGCAAAATGGCCAACATGGGCAAGAGTCTCGCCATCGGCGGCGCTGCCATGACGGCGGCGGTTACCGTACCGATCAAGCAGGCCGCGTCCGCGATCTATGAGGCCGGAAGCGGATTCGATGCCCAGATGTCCAAAGTGTTCGCGATCGCCGGTGACAGCGTGACCGGCAGCACGGAAGCCATGGAGGCCCTGCGGCAGAAAGCCCTGGAAATGGGCTCCACGACGCAGTTCACCGCGTCCGAAGCCGGTGAAGCCATGGAATACATGGCCATGGCCGGCTGGAAGACGGATCAGATGCTTGCGGCAATCGGCCCTCTGATGAATCTGGCCGCAGCTGCAGGCGCGGATCTGGGCACCACTTCCGATATCGTGACCGACGCAATGACCGCATTCGGATATGCCGCGACGGATACCGTTACGGTGGTCAAGGACGGCGTCGAAATGGAAGTCAACGCTGTGGAACACTTCGCTGATGTTCTGGCGGCGGCTTCCTCCAATTCCAACACCAATGTCACCATGCTGGGTGAAAGCTTCAAGTTCGCCGCGCCTCTGGCCGGTGCCCTGGGCTACAGTGTGGATGACGTGGCCATTGCTCTGGGCCTGATGGCCAACAACGGTATCAAGAGCAGCATGGCCGGCACGTCCCTGAGCCGGATTATCCAGAACATGGCAAAACCCAGCAAACAGACGGCAGAGGCCATGGAAGCCCTGGGCGTGTCCCTGTACAACGACAGGGGCGAAGCGAAGTCCCTGCGGGAAATTATGGGAGACTTCCGCGGCCAGGCGAAGAAGAACGGCGTGGACGTGGCCAAGCTGGCTGCAGATGTGGCCGATCTGGATGAGCAGTATTCCAGCGGAAAGATCACTGAAGAACAGTACACGGCAAAGCTGGAAGAACTGACCGCCGGAAGCGGAGACTTCCTGAAGAACCTGACGCAGCTGGCAGGCGCCCGCGGCCTTCCCGGCCTTCTGGCCATCATGAACGCAACGGACGAAGACTTTGATAAGCTGTGCGGCGCGATCGACAACGCAACCGGATCCGCTTCCGAAATGAAGCGGGTTATGCTGGACAATGCCAAAGGCGATATCACCCTGTTCAAGAGCGCATTGGAAGGCCTGGAGATCACGCTGTGGGGGCTGGCTGAAAACGGATTCCGGAAGGTTGTACAGGAAGCCACGAAGTACGTGGACGCTTTCCGAAACGCGGACAAATCCACCCAGCTCGGCGCGCTGAAAATGGGCGCGCTCGCGGCCGCGATCGGACCCGCTATGGCTGGCATGGGCGGTCTTGTGGCGATCCTTCCGACACTGGCCAGAACCTTCACGCTCGTTTCCGGGCCGACGGCGCTGCTGGCGATCGGCCTACTTGCCCTGGGGGCCGCGGCTATCGACAGCAACAACGATATCGGTAAAACCTTCGTCAAAGGAATGACCAAGGCGGGAATCAAGATCCGGAAGTTCGGGGCTGACGTCGAAAAGCAGCTACCCGCGCTCACACAGAACATGAGCAACTTCCTGCACAGCCTGTCCACCGGAATCAAGGCCGGGCTGCCCGGAATCATCGACGGCCTGTCCAGCGTCATTACCACTGCTGTTCAGGCGATATCGGCAAATATGCCGAACATCGCGAACGTTTCGCAGACCATTGTGACCACGCTGGCAAACAGCATCAAAAAGAACGCGCCGAAGGTCATTCCGGCGGTTCTGGACCTGCTGACGAATATGGCCACCGCGCTGATCAGCAATATTCCAGTTGTGCTGGAAGGCATGGGCACGGTGATCTCCTCTATCATTACCTCAGTGCAAAGCGCGGACTGGGGCGAAATCGGAACAAAGCTGAAGACGGCGATCGAGAACGCGGTAAAGGAAGCTTTCACCGTGTTCAAGAAGGGCGCCATGGGCGAAAAGTACACGGAGGACGCCACATGGGCCCAGGTCGGCGCCGCCATGATCGAAAACATCGGGGACGGCATCACCCAGGCGGCTCAGAACTCGAAAGACCTGCTGGGCAGCCTTGTCCTCGGAGAAGACTATGAGCCTGATGACAGCTGGGGTACCGTTGCCGGGAAGATCTGGAACAAGATCACCACGGAGATGGGTACGCTGCTTACCAGCGCCGGAGACCTGGTAAAAGGAATGGTCCTCGGCGAGGATTACACGGCGGACGCCAGCTGGGGCACGGTGGCCACAAAGGCCTGGGAAAAGATCAAGGCCAAATTCACGGAGCTGAAAGCAAACGTGAAGGACCTGATCGGAACCATTGCGCTCGGCGATGACTATACCGCTGATACCAGCTGGGAAAAGGTCGGGCAGGCAATCTGGGATAAGGTTAAGGAAAAGATTACCTCCCTCACCGTTGACGCCAAGGATCTGGCATCGGCATTCGGCACCATTGCCGGGGATATTGTCACCGGCATCGCAGGCGCCATTCCGACCGCCCTCGACGCAGCCGGGGACGCCTTTGACGCCGGGCTGATGCTGGCCAGCTCACTCGTGGATGTCATCGTGAGCGCCTTCGACAGCTTCAATCCGGATCTGAATGTCGGCGGCATCGTGCAGAGTCTTGTGGACAACATCACCCGGGCTATCGGTGGCGTGTTCGATTTCGGCGGTAAAGTTGTTACCGCAGGAGCGCATATCGCCAGCAGCCTGCTTGACAGCCTGGCATCTTCTCTGGATACCACCATCAATACGACAGGTGTCAGCGAAATGACGGGCAAGCTCAAGACGTTCCTGCAGACGTTGATCAGCAAGATCGTAGAGCTGGTTCCGAAGCTGTTCAGCACGGGCGGCAAGGTGATAAGCGCCGGCATGAAGCTGGCATCTGAGCTGGTCAAGAGCCTGGCCGAAGGCTTCACATCCGGAGAAGGTCTGGACATCGATCTGGCCGGTGTGGCCAACGGCATTATTGAAGGCATCGTAAGCGCGATCAGCAATCTCCCGCAGCTTTTGGATGATGTGCTGTCTGCCGGTGCACAGATCGCAAACGCCATCATGACAAGCATCTCGGATGCGCTGGTTAATGCAAATGACAGCGGTGTGGCTTCGAACCTTGGCGTTGCAACCGCAGATTTGATCAAGGGATTGCTGGATACAACGATCAACTTCGCCAACGATGACAATGTCAAAAACTTCATGAAGAAGCTTGGGGACGGCTTCAAGGCGTGCATGGGCATGATCGGGGATTTCCTGGGCTCGTTGATTTCTCACATCTTTTCCTATGAAGGACTGTCAAAGCTCTTCGATGCAGGCTTATCTCTTGGAAAGCTGCTTTTGGAAGGCATGTTTTCCGCAGTTGAAGGCATCGGCGAGTTCGTGGAGAACCTGACATGGTCAATCCTGATTGGCGTTGGTCTTGCTGATGCGGAAGGCCGGGAACAGTACGAAGCCACTCAAAGGGCAATCAATGAAGCGAAGGAGAATGTCGTATCTGCGGTGGAAGATAATGCGGACAGCATTACAGATGCCGCATCAGAAGCATTCCTTCCTACGCTGATTAAAGGCCTGTTTGATGTAAATGGCCTGGCCGATTTCAGCGATGATACAGCGGGGAAATTCTATAGCGCATTTCTTGAAAGCCTTGGTTTTACAGACACAGACAATTTCTCACTGGGAGCGGAAACGTTCAGTTCTTTCAAAACAAGGCTGACGGAAGATTTGTACGGAGCTGTTCACGGTCTCGGTGAGGACGAAACCTTCACCGGGGATATGGCAAAAGAGATTGTCTCCAGATACCTGGAAAGCATTGGCATCTCCGGCGACGCCCTCTCGGATGAATTGTATGAGCAGATCGCCATGGCGTTCGGCGGCGGAGGCAGCAGAGCCGATCTCTGGCAGATGATTTATCAGGAACTTGCCGGCGGCGCAAGTGCCGCAACCGAAGGAGAAGAACCTGTTACGGTTGATGTTCCAGTCGCTCCCGAAGTCTCCGTAGAAGGCGCAGAGGAAGCAGCGGAAGGCGCAGGGCATAAATATGTTCAGGCTCTCGTTGATGAATTTGGGAATTCTGGCATTTCTGATGAAGCCTCTGCTGCAATGGTTGAGACCATTCAGGCCAGCGAAGAGCCGGTGGCTGCAGCTGCGCAAGAAGTATCCGATGCCGCTGTGCAGGAATTCCTACTGGTGATGAGTGAGGAAAACGGATCAGCTATCGCAACCGCTTTTATCGGCGGGATGATTAGTGTTCTCAGCAACACCGGTGAAGGGAGCCCCGTTGCCGAGGCTCAAACTCTGGCAGAAGCCGCGCGAAATGCTGCCACGACTGCCCTTCGCTGGCTGGATGGCTATAACATCGGCCACAACTTCGGCCTTGGTTTGCTCCGCGGCATCGAATCCATGATTCAGAGCGTTGCCGACGCGGCAGCCAGATTGGGCGATGCAGCTGCAGGCGCTCTTTCCGGAGCCATTCAGGAAGGATCCCCGTCGAAGCTGACAGCTGTGACGGGCCGGAACTTCGGACTCGGGTTCATCAACTCGATCCTGGACAGCGTTGGCGACGCGGAAAACGCAGCTGCTATGATCGGCATGTCCGCCGCATCCTCTCTGGAGCAGACGATCTCTGAAATCAGCGGAGACGCAGCGGATCAGATGAGTATCTCCGGCAGCGGCCGGAGGAACGAAGCTGAAGCGCTGGCCGCTGAGAACGAAAAAACCGCCATGACCTACGCAAATGCTATAGCAAATGCGCTGAACGGCGCGAGAGTGGTCATGAACGGCGAACTGGTAGGTGAACTTGTAACAGAAACGGTAAGCGAGGGCATTGCCAACAGATATGCAGGAATGAGGTATGGAACGGTATGAGAACTGATATCACATGCGCTCTGAACGGCCCCGGTCTTGCAGATCTGGACAGCCGCATTTACGTGGAGGACATCACAGAAGATGTCAACACCGACCTGGAAACCATGCAGCGTGCACCATACGGGCTTTTCCCGATGAACAACCCCGGCCGCGGATCCATCACGATTAAGGTCAAGTTCATGATCAAGGAACGGAACAGGACCGAAAGGATGGCCGTATTCCAGAAGGTTCGCGGCTGGGCAACACAGGGATGGTTTACCATGAACACCCGGCCCGGGCAGCAGCTGTATGTTTTCTGCACCAAACCGCCTGCCTTTGAAACCTTTGACCTGGCAGCCCGGATGGAGATCGAATTCGCGGCTTACAGCGAAGCTTTCTGGCAGGAAATCACACCGACGCAGGTAAAGGTTACATCTGCTGTCAGCTCCGCAATGGCAAGCATCACTCCGAATGGGACGCAGGAATGCTTCCTGGAGGCCGAAATCGCGCCCTCCAGCGGCACGCTGACCTCTGTGACTATTACCGTAGGGACGCAGACATTCGCGCTATCAGGCCTGTCTGTGACCAAAACAGCGCCGCTCAAAATCTACTACGACGAGCTGCACCTGCTTCATATCGAAAGCGGCAGTTCTTCTCTTCTCAGTAAACGCTCTGCTGCAAGTTCAGATGACATCCTTCTGGTCCCCGGCCAGAGCAATTCCGTCAGCCTGACCTTCAGCAGAGCGTGCACTTACACTATCAAAGCGAGGGGGCTTTGGAAATGAATAATATTCGCGTCCGGCTCCCGCGCAAACTCGCGAAAAGCGTCAGCGGCGGGGTGCTGGCAGAAGAGGGCCGCCTGAATCCGGTCGGGGCCATGGGGATCACCCTGAACATGCTGCCTGTTCACCGGGTCACCATGACGCTTTCGGAAAAAGACCTTTCCCTTGCCATGCATGACCTGGTGGAAGTTTACAACCACAAGGGCAGCGTTGGTATCTACCGTGTTACGAAGATCCCGCATACCATCGGAAAAAACAGGAAGTATGAGCTTTCCCACGGGCTGGACGTACTCTCCGATGCCACGTTCGATATGATCGAGGAATACAAGGGCACCGTGGACGGAATGCTGGCAAAGATCATTAACGCTCAGACGCAGATGATCGGCGGCGTGAAGTACTGGCAGCTGGGCACCTGCGAAGATACCAATCCCTGGAACAAGGACATCAAGTACGACAACCTGATGGAATGCCTGACGGAAATTGCCAAGAAGGAAGAGGACTACATGTTCACTTTCGACCAGAGCACTTTCCCATGGACGCTAAACTTCGTTGCCAGGGACAGCACGGTGCTTTCCGAGTTCCGGCTGAACCGGAATACGGAAAACTGCGTGGTCACGGAAGACGATGCGGACCTGTGCACCCGGCTATACCTGTCCGTTACTTCTGAAACGAACGATGACGAAGGCCACGGCACCTACATCAACGAAGGCTATTTCACCTACAACGACACTGACGCGCAAAACGCTGGCTTCGGTGTGGTCTGCAAGACGGCTGGCGTAAATCAGGAAGATTTCACTTCTCAGGCCGCGCTTGAAGCATGGGTAGCCGCCTATTTCGGAAGGCACAACAGGCCCGGTGTCCAGATCACCATTGACGGCGTGGAGCTTAACAAGATCACCGGCGAATCCATCGACGAAGTGCATCTGTCCCGGATCTGCAGAGTCGCGCTTCCGGAATACAGCTGCACCTTCAATGAGCGGATCGTCAGCGTGAACTATCCGGACGCGCTGCGGAAACCGACCTATGTGCGGAACAGCCTGGCCAACAAAAGGCAGACCGCCGAAGATGCATTTTCGGAGATTAAGAACACAGCCACGTCGGCATCCAAATCCGCCGGCGGTGCCGGAAGGTCCGCACATAACGACGCGACCTATTTCCGGAGGACAATCGGCGATACGGCCAACGGCCTATATTCTCGGATTGAGCAGACAGCCTATTACATCCGGTCGGAAGTTGTTGACACCGCGAACGGTCTGTATTCAAAAATCGAGCAGACTGCCAGCTACATCCGGTCAGAAGTCGCGAATACAGCTAATGGCCTGAACTCAAAGATCGAACAAACTGCGTCTTACATCCGTAGTGAAGTTTCTAATACCGCAAATGGTCTGAACAGTAAAATCGAGCAGACTGCCAGCTACATTCGAAGCGAGGTAAGCGATACAGCGAACGGACTCTCATCCAGAATTAGTCAGAACGCTTCAGCAATTTCGCTCAGAGTAACAAAAGGAGATGTCGGTACTCAGCTGGCCGTCGAGCTGGGAAATGTTACCATCAGCGGCGGAAACCTGGTGGTGGACGGATACGTCACAGCGGCTGGCCTGGATGCGGCGATTGCCAACCTGGACGTGGTGCATGTTAAGAGCATCCAGGCGGCAGCAGGCGGTCAGGGGAATCTTTCCCTCACCAGCGTGACCGCACAGAGCAGTCTATACGTCGGCATGGAGGCTGGAAGCGTGGAGCTGATCAGCGCCGGGATCCGGGACGCGGTAACCGACCTGCAGCTTACGCACACCAGCGGGACAGCCACCTATACACTGCAGAAAAAGACCATCAGCAGCCACAGCGACTGGACGGACGTTGGGACTTTTAGCAAAGCCGCCACACTGAGTGTCGAGTATGGCGGCGATAATACCGGGGACACAGCCACGTTTACCGTCACCGGCACTCCTGAGGAGAATTTCCCGAGCGGAAACAGCGCCACAGGGACTTTTACCGTGCATCAGAGCAAGGATGCAGCCTATATCACGGACGCAAACGGAACCATCCGGGCCAGGATAGACAATCCGCAATACGCGAACGGATGGGCAGCTGCTTACGCAGAAGTCAGCCTGCCAACAACATCCAGTACAGCCAGCAGTTTTAGCGTAAAAACACCGAAGTCTTCTGTGGACGGAGGGGCCAACACAGAGACATACACCGCCAGCAGCGCGACAAACGACGTCGTGGTCGTGAAGAACATCGCCGGCACAGTCGTGGCCAGGCTGGAGCATGGGAAATACACAGCTGGCTACACCGACGGAAACGCGCATCGAGCATCAAGCTATGACTTCTCCCAGGCCGGTGACTCTGACACGGCACAGCTGGAGCTTGACTACAACACCAAGTACAAGTTCCAAAGCAAGTACCAGCTGGCAGACGGTAGCTGGGCGAATGGCAGCGCTTATGTTGTGCTGACGAAGACTGACAGGTATGACACAGGTTACAACAACGGTTACAACAACGGTGGCGCGACCGGGTGGATGGATTATCGCTTTAAGGCCATAGAGGCAGGCGTCGATACGAGCGGGTGGAGAAACGAGTCCGGAACCGGACACATTGGCTACAGTCAGGAAATGTGCATCAGGTACAGGAAGGCGGACGGAACCTACGGATATGTTCCCGCCTACTGGAAGACGCCTCCAGATAGATATACTGATGGATATAATGCGGGATATAGTGCAGGAGCTTCCGTGGATGAAGATGACATCAGTATCACGACGGACAGCACCGGATACACAGGAAAACCTTCAAACGCAACAGAAATTTGGTCGAGCAGACCTGGATTTGAGAGCCAGAAATGGTACAAATTTAAAGTAACGGTTAAGGGAGCCACCAAGTGGTATGCGTTCTACGCTAAACGTGCATAAAAAGATGTTTTATAGACAAGGAAAGGAGAAACAAAAATGACAGTTTTGGAAGTGCTGGGCAGCTGTTCGCAGCGGATCCAGGGGATCCGCCTGCCGGTGGCAGAAGCGGTGAGCACGCTGCAATTGGCAGGGGTCGCGGATGATATCCAGGCATGCATCAATACACTGGCGGCTCATGCGAATGATTCGGCAGCGCCGGCAGAGGACGAAGGAACGGAACAGCCGGAAGAGGTTGTAACAGAGGATACTCAGGCTGGAGCAGTAGCTCAGGAAGATGCCGAAAACGAACAGAAAGCGGGTGAAGAGCATGACGAGCACCCAGATGTATGAGCTGGCGAAAAACGCTGTGATCGAGCATGAACGCGTTTCTCCTGAGGATCCGGTTCAGCCGGATGTGCTGTGGGTCGGCGGTATCCTGGAGATCCGGAGAGGCGTCGTGTGGTACGGTGAAAAGTTGTTCATGGTCACCTACAACATGGTGACGGAAGAAACCACGGTGGACACTTATCTCAAAACGGAGGGATAACATGCTGCTTGACATCATCATCCCTCACTATAAAGAGCCATGGAGCGAAGGGAAAAAGCTGTTCGACATGCTGGCCCTGCAGCGGGATGTAGATTTCTCCGACTTCCGGGTGATCCTGGTCAATGATGGGGACGATCTGGATGTGTATCCGGAGATTGTGAAGCAAAATTACCCGTACCAGGTTGATGAGATCATCATCCCGCACAGCGGTGTTTCCGCGGCCAGAAACCGTGGGATGAAGCACAGCGACGCGGAATGGATCATGTTCTGCGATTTTGATGACACATTTACCAGCATCTATTCTCTGCGGGTTTTCTTCGACGCGATGGAAACCCAAAGGCATGACATGCTCTGGACTCCCTTCTATGTGGAGCTGAACGAGCATCAGAAGCGCCAGATCCGGAAGAAATTCAACTGGATCTTCATCCACGGGAAGGTTTTTCGGAGAAGCTTTCTGCGCGGTCATGGTATTTCTTTCGAGGAATCCCTTTACTATAGCGAGGATACGGCGTTTTGCCGGGTGATCGAAATGGAAATTGATCCGGACCGTATCGGGGAGATCAGGAGTGAGATCACGCCGTATGTGTGGGCATACAGGCCTGGAAGCATCACAACTGATCCCCGGAACGTGTTTTCCAACGCTGTAGGGCTGTTCCGCAGACAGAAATATGTGTCCGAGCAGCATCGTATCCGGGGCCAGGATGAGCTTGCCAGCGCCGTCGCCCTCCGGGCTATGTGCGATGCCTATGTGACGCTCAACAGAACCGACCTGGACTGCGACAGAAGCGAATTCAGGCAGGAGGTTCTGGACTTCTATCGGGAAAAGCGGGAAACCATGACAGTCAGTGGGGGGATTATGGAAACCGCTTACGAGGCGTCGCTGAAGGAATCCGGCGTTAGCGCGTCTGATCTGCCCGGAAACCTTTCCTTTAGCGCATGGCTGGGGCAGATAGGCGAAGAGCTTCGGACGGGCCAGGAAGGGCCAAAATGACGCGAAAGCGAGCAATCATCACGGAAGGAAGTGAACCATATGAGAGGACGGAAAAACACCTGTCCGACCAATATCAAGGACTGGCAGGTCAGCATCTGGCATCCGTTTGAGCTGGTCTGGATCCGGATCCGCGGCCTCAGCAGCCTGAATTATTCCACGGACAGCTCCACGGAAGACGGCAGCACGTCGGATGAAGACTGGGAGGAGCCGTACATCACCAAGCGGAAGGCAAAGCTTTCCCTGGAGGGCAAGCCCGTCGTGGATGCCGGAACCGGCGAAGTTGACCCCGGTCAGGATCTGCTCAACGAGTTCGGCAAGATGACCCGGTGCGCAGCTGACGCGCTGATTCGGTTTGCCGATCCGTACGGGCATACCCTGGAAGCCTATTATCAGGTCACGGCGCATGAGAGATCCACCAGCAAGGACGGCGACAAGATCAGCTGGGATCTGGACATGGTGGGCGAATCCGAATCCCTGCCGTATGTGCAGGTCAGCGGGATCTCCATTGTTTCCCTGGGCGAAGAACCGGAAACCATCGAGCTGGACATCAACGATGCCCCGCGGCTGCTGCAGGTGGTCTTCACTCCGGAAAACGCCTCCAACAAGCGGTATTCGATCAAAACCGGCGGTCATGTGGTTCGTGTGGGCGATATCACGGACGGCTCGTTTACAATCGCTCCGCTGAAGGTCGGCGAAGCCACGGTGAAGGTTACCAGCATCAATAATGCGGAAACGGCTTCCGTGACCGTAAATGTGACCAACGAATCCCAGCCCTATATGAGCGGCGTGCTGGGTGTCGGCGTGCTCGGCTCGATGGTGCTGGGACGGTCCGCCATGAGTGCCGCTTAAGAAAGGATGATGAAGCATGGCTTATGTATTGCATAACTTTCAGGACGGCCAGGTCCTGACGGGCCAGGCGATGGATGACATCGATCAGGCGCTGCTCGAACACGACGAGGCGCTTACTCTGCTGAACCAGCAGATGCAGAAGCTCCGCGTGGTGGAAACAGGAACCGTTACCCTGACGAACAGCCTGGAATTCCCGTTCAACAACAGCCGTAAAACAGTGGCACTTGTAACGGCTCAGGCGAATTCGGATTACCTGGTGGACGTGGAAGTGGACGAAGCCAACGGAAACGTCGGCGAGGTCATCGTATCTTCCAGGATGACAAATGGCTTTGCCATTGAGCATACAGGATCCGCGACGTCCGTCACCGTCAATTACTTCGTGATTGGAGGGTTTACCGAATGATTATCGTTGATAAGAACGAGGGCCGGAAAATCGGCTATACGGTGGAGGAAACCGTAATCACCTTCGGAAACAATGAGCTGACGCTGGATCTTGCGGAGCTGCAGGAAGAGGAACCGGTGCATGTCACCATCTGCTATACGAAGCGGCACACGCTGACCACTGGGCGCGGCGGCATTACCTACGTAGCAGAGATCGATATCCCGGCTATTGAGTACACCGAATCCCAGGGAGAAGAAGGCGGCATGGAGCCTCTGCCTCTGGATATGGAAAAGGTCACGCTTACGCTGTGGGCCATCGAGGAGGGATAATATGACTTCGAATACTGCGAACTTTGATCTTGCGGCTCTGGCACTGAAGGCGGCGTGTCCGAACAACGAGATTCTTTTTGATGACAAAGGCATGCCTTCTGTCATGGTGAAGATCCCGAAAATGACATACGCGCAGCTGGGGCTCGGCGACAGCACCGATGTGTTCCCGGCCTTCATCGTGAACGGACAGGAAGTCAACGAGATCTACATCTCGAAATTCATGAACATCGTGCAGAGCAGCAGGGCGTATTCGCTGCCCGGACGAGATTACGCAAACAGCATCAACTTTGAAAACGCCATCGCCAGGTGCACATCCAAGGGCCGCGGCTGGCATCTGATGACAGCGATGGAATGGGGCCTGCTGATTCTCTGGTGTGAGCACAACGGGTTCATCCCGCTGGGCAACCTCGCCTATGGCAAGTATCACACCGAAACGAATTACAAGGCCATTCCCATGACGAAGGACGGAAACGGACAGATCCTGCATACTGCCGGCGGCACCGGGCCTCTGACCTGGTTCCATGACGGAACGCCGGGCGGTATCGCCGATCTGGCCGGAAACGGCTGGGAATGGACCGGCGGCATCCGTACCGTATACGGCGAACTGCAGGTACTGGCCAACAACGACGCGGCTGATTCCGCAAATGCGCAGACCGCGGCTGCGGCTACGTGGAAGGCCATCGACGCCGCGAGTGGAACACTGATCACGCCCAACGGCGAGGGAACGACGCCTGGCAGCGTGAAGATGGACTTTGTCAGCAGCGCAATCAAGTACGACACGACCATCTCCAGCCAGAGCGATTCCAGCAGAAGCTGCGCATTCAAGAACATTACCTACAATTCCGAAACTGTCAGTGCTGCCGCGCTGAGATTCCTGCAGTCGATCGGTATGCTGCCGATCACCGGAACACTGTGCACGTCCTACGGAACGTGCTACTTCAACAACGGCGCTGCAGAACGGTCCTTCTACCGCGGCGGCCTCTACCGCTCCGGCCTCAGTTCCTCGTTCCCGTCGTTCAGCGGCTACGACGCCCGGTCGGACACGGCCACGAGCATCGGTTTCCGGTCCGCTTTTGTTAAGCTGCCAACTGTATAACTGCGAACTGGTGTCACCGCGCCAGCGGTGACCCTTTCCGCGCGAAGCGCGGAAATTTTATAAGCCAAAAATCGGCCTTTTCGGATCGGGCAATTTGACCGGATTTCCCGGCCATTTTGCCCGATCCGCACCGATTTACTTCAGCTTATGATATAATCCCACGCATTCCACCGGAGGAGGGACTGTTCAGCATGGCCACAGAAGACTTCAAACTGCTGCAGAAGGTGCAGGACATGCTGGTCTACGGATACCCGCTGCTGAACCAGTTCCCGAAGGCGGAAAAGTTTTCCCTGGCCCAGGATATCCGGCTGTGCATGAACGAGATTCTTCGCCTCACCATCGCTGAGGAAAAGAAGAAGTCAAAGACGGCAACGCTGGAAAAACTTGACATGGAAAACACCACGCTGAAGATCTTCCTGCGGGTCAGCATGGAGCTGAAATACCTGTCGAAGCACCATTACGGCGTGTGGGAAGGAAAGCTGGTGGAGATCGGAAAGATGATCGGCGGCCTGATCAAATCCGTCAGTGACAGGCCGAAGGCATAGGGTTCAGACCATGTTTGACGGTCCTTCTACCGCGGCGGCAACTACAACTCCGGCAACAGTTACTCGTTCCCGTCGTTCTTCGGCAACAACGCCCGGTCGAACACGCACGCGGGCATCGGTTTCCGGTCCGCTTCATCATTGGCACGGCGAAAGCCGCGCCATTGTCAGATGTTTCAGGCTCACGGGCCTGATTCCAGTACGGGTGATGATAAAGGGGTCTGACTCCTCGGTCGTAAAGTACGGCAGAAAAAGGTTCGGCTGTGAAATCCGCTACCGGCATCCGGGCTGATAAGCACAGCAAAAGGAATGGGACGAAATGGAAAAGCACAGCGGAGTCTTTGAGGCGTTCTACGATTTCGAGAATCTGTATGGCGGATACCTGCTTGCCCGTCGCAACAAACGGTTCAAGCCGGAAGTGCTGTCCTATTCGGCCCACCTGGAGGATAACCTGATCGATGCCCAGAACCATCTGGTCTGGCAGGATCTGATCGTAAAGGGGCTGCATCAGTTCTACGAGTATTTTCCGAAGGTTCGGATGATTCACGCCCTGCCATTCCGATACCGCGTGATGAACTGCGCGGCCTACCGCGTGCTCTGGCCGATTTACAGCCGGAGCATGTATGAGCACAGCTACGGATCTATTCCCGGCATGGGGCAGGTGAAAGCCTGTGATCAGCTGCAGCAATGGCTGAGGCTGATCCGGAACAAGCCTGACAAATGGTACATCGGAAAGATGGATGTCATGAAATTCTTTTTCCGGGTACCTGTGGATGTGCAGCTGCGTGAGCTTGGAAAACCGCTGGACGATCTCCGGATGATGTGGTACCTGGAGACCATGATCCGTAGCGACGGCCGGGCCTTCGGGCTCCCGCTGGAAGTCTCGGATCCCTTCGACGTGGACATGGTGCCCGGCATCGGGATGCAGGTCGGCAGCCTGATCAGCCAGATGACGGCCAACGTGGTTCTTACGCCGGTGGATCACTACATTAAGCGTGTGCTGCAGGCGCCGTATTACATCCGGTACATGGATGATATGATCGTCCTGGCTCCGAGCAAACAGCAGATCTGGGATATCATCGGCGGCACAGACGATTATCTTCAGAACAGCATGCAGCTGCAGCTGAACAACAAAACCGCAGTGAGGCCCGCGGAATATGGTACCGAGTTTATCGGAAAGGTCATCACTGCGGACAGCATTCATCTGCGAAAGGGGTCTTCCCTGCGGATGAAACGGCATCTTGATTATGTGAGAGAGGCATACCGGGTCGGCGATGTTCCGCTGGAATACGCGATGGCGGTGATTCACAGCTACCTCGGGATGCTGAAACACACGTCGGATGACGCATTGAAAAACAAAATTTGTGAGGATTACGTCCTCGTGAGAGAATCTGCACCGGATTGACCGGTGCTTTTTCATATTCAGAAAAACAAAAAGAAAGCAGTGATAACAATGAGTGAGAAAGCGCTTGAGCCAATCCTGAATTTTCTCGGAAGCAACTGGGGCTGGGTGCTGGCAGCATTCAGCCTCCTCTTTGAGATTACGCCGATCAAAATCCATCCGGTCACATCCCTGCTCGGATGGATCGGGAAAAAGCTGACAGGCGATATCCGGAAAGATATCGCGGACCTTCGGGAAGACGTGGACATGCAGCGGCTGTCATCGATCCGATCCCTTGTGCTGGATTTCAGTAATTCGTGCCTGAACGGGCGAAAGCACACGAAGGAAGAATTCGACCACATCCTGGACGAAAACAAGAACTATGAGCAGCTGGTTTCCAAGTATGAAGACAAGATCCAGAACGACGTGTACAAAGAAGCCATAGAATACATCAAACGCATTTACCGGAAGAGGATGGACAAACGGGATTTTCTTTCTACGCCGGCGCCGGATCTGGATGAAGAGGAGTGATCCGATATGGCAAACCGGAAGATCGATCCCAGAGAACAGTTCTCAAAAAAACTGGCAGGCCGGGCCGAATGGTTCTGGTTTTTTTATATGGTCATCCTGGCCGCGGTGATGGTGTTGCAGCCGGAAGCGGCCTTGCCGGCAGTGTACCTCGGGATCATGGTGACCGGCGTGATGATCATCAGCGTGCTGGCTTACACGAAGAACAGCATCGATGAGAAGTGGTTCTTCTGGCTGGCGGAAATCGCGAAGGCCGTCGGCGGCTCCAAAGGCAAATCCTCAGACGATGAAGAAGAAGGCGAAGGGGGGAACGGCTGATGCTCAGCGTATCGAAACTGACAGAATCCGCGCGGGAATGTCTGGGCTGGCCATATGTCAGCCCGGGAACAAACGACCGGAACGGCATTGACTGTTCCGGCCTTTTTGTGAAGATGTACCGCGACCAGGGCGCGAAAATCTATCACGGCAGCAATACCATTTTCCGGGAATACTGCGAGGAGACCGGCAAGCTGACAAGTGTTGATCAGCTGCAGATCGGCATGGCGGTATTCAAACGGAAAGACTGGACGGATGCCGACAAGGGCAATCGTTGGTACGGGACTGATCCGGGCAACCTGAGCCACATCGGATACGTTGAAAGCGTACATCCGCTGCGGATCATCCATGCCAGCACCGGGACCATGTGCGTCACTACCGATGACAAGATCGGGAAATGGGCATATTGGGGCAAGCTGAAGGATGTGGACTACAGCGGGGCGCCGTCTCCAGAACCGTCACCGGATCCGGAACCGATTACCGTCACCAAAATGGTTTTCGCGGAGAACGGTAAGCCTGTCAATCTGCGGTACGGACCCTCCCTGGACAAGAAAATCATGGACGAAATCCCGGTCGGCGAAACCGTCACGCTGTCCCAGATCAAAGGCAGCTGGTCAAAGGTTTCCTGGAGAAAGAAAACCGGATGGATGATGAACGCGTTTCTGGTGGATCCGGACACGCCTGCTCCCGAACCGGAACCGGAGCCTGACCCGCCCATCCTGATTGAGGATGCCACGGTCTACTCTGATAACGGGAAACCGGTGAAAATGAGGGCTAAGCCCTCGCAGAGCTGTAAACTCTATGACGATGTGCCGGTCGGAACGGTTGTGGCCGTGGATGCGTACAACGCCGCCACGGATGCCAAAGGGAACCAGTGGTCCAGAGTATCGTACGGAATACGCAAAGGCTGGTACATCATGACGAAATTCCTCAGTGTGGGCTGAGGCAGAAATGAAAGGAGATTCGGACCATGTTGCAACTCGGACAAGTCCAGATCGATCTGACCCAGATCATTCTGGCGGTAATCACTCTGATCTTCGGGGTCCTGATGCGGTACGTGATCCCTGCGGCAAAGGAAAATCTGAATAAGAATCAGATGGAACTACTGCAGGTGGCGGTGAAATCCGCTGTCTATGCCGCCGAGATGCTGTACAAGAGCGACCAGGGACAGGAGAAGAAAGCCTATGTGGTTGAATTATTGCGACAGCAAGGGTATATTGTGGATCCAGAACAGATTGAAGGTTCCCTGAACGCGATGATCGAAGCCTTTGTGAAAGAGCTGAAGATCGAACAGGCGAAGATTACAGCCTGACAGACAGCAAAGAGCCCTCCCACGATCGGGAGGGTTCTTTTTTCGTTTTGGGCGTATATGCGTCTGGTTTAGCAGGATTGTGGGCGGATTCGCGTTTCACCGGTCTGAAGCGGTTACGATAGGGTAAGAGGCTGAAACGCCCCAGAGGGCCATTTTTGTGGCAAATACGGCTATATGCCTTTTTGAAGGACGTACAGACCGTCATCGTCGATCAGGCAAACGTGCTCATTCATCAGGCGCAGTGCCTCTTCGTAGCTTCCGGCATTCAGCACGGCGTCCCGGAGATTGTTGTAATCGGTGTACCGTCGCTGCTTTCTGAGAACGTCGCGGACCATGGTCAGGATGTACAGCGTGTTTCCGGATTCGTGCCGGGACTGAAAGTGCAGCTCAGGTCTTTCCTTTTTCACGCTGTTCCTCCTCCCATGTGTCCACCAGGGCGTTCATCAGATAATTGACATCCATCTTAAAGGCGGCATATCCCTGCTTTACTGTTTCCAGATAGGATGAGGACGGCTGCTGGGCCGGAAACCCGTCGTTCATGATGTACACCATGGCTTCGCCGACTTTCTCCTGCACGGACCGTTTTCCGGCCCTGTAGGCGTCCATATCCTTGTACCCGTTCAGCAGGATCGGAAAGATATCCTTCCGGTAGAACTTCGGATACCCTTCATAGCGGTCCAGGTTCTTTTCGTCCCGGTCGGAGATCTTCCAGGCCACGACCGGTACGGAGGACCCCTGCTGCGGCTCAATGGTGAGAAACCACAGCGGAATTTCATCTGCTCCACATTCAGGTTGGAACCATAGGCGAGATAGTATTTCATCGGATCATCCTCCAATCTTCAGCTGGTTGCTGTCTGTTACCGGGGCCAGGAAGTAATGAGCATACTGCACGACCTTGTCATATCGGTCCGCGGATCCCATGAAGCTCTTGGCCACCTTCCTTTCCTCCGGATCCATGTCCTTGTATTTTTTCTTCCCAAAGGACGGCGGGAGCCAGTTTTTGCCTTTGGCGGCGAAAATGTTGAACCGGGCCAGAATGTTCATGTCCTTGAATTCCAGATGGCAGGTGCCTTTTTTGTAGAAGGTGAAGAAGAAGTATTTCGTCTCGATCTTCGCCGTCCGGCCTTCCTTTTCCGCTTTCTGCAGCGTTTCCCGGATGCCTTCATCCCACTGCGTGCGGCCGCCGTCCAGGTAGTTGAACACCTTCTCTACATCCGCGATTTCATCCCAGACCTTGTACACCCTGAATTCCGGAGTATATTTGCTGCCCCAGTTCTCGAAGGCATTCAGGCGAACCACCACCCGCTTGTTGACAGCGAAGGCGTCGTTGGTCTTCCATCCATCGAAATAGTGTCTGTTCTGGGAATTTTCGTCCCAGTGCCATTTCCTGGTCCACTTGTCGAACAGATCCATGATCGTCTTTTCCACACCGTCGTTCACCTGGACGTTCATCTGCATCATGATCTCCCGGATGTTGAAAAGGCTGAATTCGTAATCCGCCAGTTCCTCCACCCGTTGGTTCAGCAGATTGCGGAGATTGGACGTCAGCTGAGACATGAACTGCGGGGCGGTGAACAACGCGGACCAGTATTTCTTCCGGATCCTTCGGACGGCCTCGTTGACGGAGGCCCGGGTGTTGTGTCCCATGTTCAGCTCGAACGGGGACGAAGCGTAGGATGTATCCCTGCTGATCACCGGCTGGTTCAGCACCCGCTGGCAGGCTTCCGTTTCCTGTATTAGGTGCACCGCGGTTTCGACCTCGTAATTATATCGGTCCAGGATCGATTCCACAAAGTCGCTCTTCGTCATAGCCTGCTGTACTTCTTCCGGAAGATCCACGTATTTGTGTCCGGGCTTCAGGTGGTCCAGGATCAGGTGGGACAGCTCTGATTCCGGATTCCTGAACCGGATCAAGGCGATCTCCACATCCGTCTTCCGTTCGGCCCGGATGAAGGCGTCCTGCAGGTATTCGATCTCTGCGTTGCCATCCGCCAGCGTCCGGCGGAGCAGATCCCGTTCGTTGGTACAGGGATTGCGCAGCGTCTCCGCGTTGCACAGGGCAATCAGCTGGCCGCCGTCGGTGAGCAGCTGCAGGGCCTTCAGAATGTGCTTTGCTCCGGACTCAAACGGTGGATTCATGACGATCAGGGAATACTTCTTGCAGGTTGTGTATGACAGGAAATCGTCATGGACAACGCGGAAGCCTTTGTCCTTCAGAATGGCCCGGAGATTCGGATCAACCTCAATGCAGTCAATGTCAGCGCCTGTTTCTTCCGACCTGTACCGGGTTCCGTGATGGATCTTCCAGCGGCGGTTTACCGCGTCGGCCAGGTTGCCTTTCCCTGCGCTGGGCTCCAGGATGGTGGAAATGTAATCCCAGCGGATGCCGTCCAGCATCTTCATGGCCAGGCTGTCCGGCGTCGGATAAAATCCGTAGGAGTTATGCTCCTCCGGAAGTGTAGCAATCTTGTTCATGTCAGGCCTCCTGTGTCAGCCGGCCGGCGTATTCGCAGATCTTCCCAGTCCGGATCATCGTCCGCTTCCTCGTTCAGGAACCGCTCAACGGCTTCGTAATCGCTGATGAAGTGGACCTCTCCGCGAAGGACCGCGCAGTACATCCTCTCGTCCAGGATCTTCTGGATGGAGTCCGGCGTCCACATCGTGATATCGGAGCAGATCCAGATCACCATGGCCAGATCGTGCGTCGAGAATTCGTGATCCAGCATATCGAACAGATCTGAATACTGCTGGGTGCTGCCGCTGGTGAACCACTGGTATTTGTTGCACAGCTTGTAGAGGCGATCCCGGGTCAGATCCGGATTCTTCTGGTGCCGCTTTACTTCGGCCAGGAGCTCATCTGCGGTCTTCCTGTATCCTTCGGCCAGGATCTGCCATCCCTTGTCGGAGCCGGTCCGTTTCAATTCTTCCTCAGCCTTCCGGCCGAAATCCATGCCCTTATCGATATCTTTCATCTTGTTGGCGCTAATCATCGTTCTGTCCTTTCTGCCGGCCTTTGGCCCGACCGGCGGGGCGTCGTTTTCAGTGGACGAAGAAGCTCAGCTCTCCGTTGATCATCTCGTAGGTCATCATCCCGCAGTCGAAGCGGATGTAATTCCAGTCAGTGGCGTCGTACAGGGGCTTCCGGTCGTACTCACCGCACCGCCGGCATGCACCATGGCGGTTCTTCTCGATCTTGTTCACGTTCCGGACGATCTTGATCCTGCTCGGCTGGAATCCCCACCAGTCGGCCAGCATCTCGATGGCCTCGCTGTCCGTCAGCTCCCGGGCCCCGGCATTGGCCAGCTTCTCGTAATCGGCCTGCTTGGCGTTTTCACTGTACTCGTAAGGTTCCCATTCCTGTTCCTTATCGAGTTCCTTCTTCAGCTTCTCAACGGCGCTGATCATGTCCCGGCTGTAGGTTTCGTAGTTCTTCTTCAGCTCCGCGAGTTCCAGTTCCGCGCCGCGATGGTCTTCCTTCTCGACCTTCAGCAGCTTCCGGAGAACGGTAACCATTCCGTTGTCCTTCACGAACTTCTTGCAGAACGCCTGCTTGTCGCCGTCGAAGTCGTAGTACATCTGCTCGATCTCAGCGTACTCTTCCATGGAGACCTCGATTCCGGTCAGCTTTTCGAACTCCTGAATCATCATCTTGGTGTTCCTCCTCAGTTGATAGCTTCATCAATGTTGTAAAGTGCCTCTTCGATGCTGTCTAATGCGTATTCCAGATCGGAAACTGCTTCGCAAGCTTTTTCATAACGTTCGCTTTCATGAAGATTCTCCGGAATGTTTTCCATGTACTCTTCTTCTTCATCCTTCAGTGCCTCAAGAGAATCTTTCAACTCCTCAAGTTGCCCTATAAGCTTCCTGAGCTCTTTTCTTCTGGTGTTGTTCATTCTTGATTTCCTCCTTCGTTTATGCTATCGTGGGAGGGAGGAGAGGGAGCTCCTCGCTCCCTCCCACTCCGGGGTTACTTCTTGGGTTTCTCCGGGGGCCTGCTCTGAATGAGCTTGCCCGGCTTCAGCGTGATCGTGATCCGGTCTGCCAACTCGGGATGATCCGCCAGAAGCTTCAGCAGCTCTTTCAGAGCTTTTTCTGTTTCGTCCATCGCTCTTTCCCTCCTTTCGGTTCCTTATCGGAACAATGTTATATTACACGTTTTTCGTTTTATTGTCAATAGGTTTTTCGTGAAAAATAAAATTTTTTTGTTGACAAATAAAACCGAATAGATGTATATTCTTAACTGGAAGGAGGTGACACTATGGTTTCGGATAAGATTCGCTCAGTTCTCGCGTTGGCAGGAAAAAGACCTACGGATCTTGCCAATCTCTACGAGACAAGCCAGCAGAGTATGAATAATAAACTGTACCAAAACCGTTTCTCTGCTGATGATCTCATACGGATCGCTGAATTTACTGGTTGCAGATTGGCGTTTGTATTGCCTGATGGCAGTCAGTTATTCTTCAGCCCAGATGATATCAGGTGCAAGGATGGTGATAACACGTGAAATTTGAAGACCTCACAGGGAAGCGATTTGGGCAACTGACTGTTATAGAACGTGCCCCTAATACTTCTACTTCGCCATCGACACGCTGGCGTTGTATTTGTGACTGTGGAAACGAGACTATTTCATACGCATCGCAGTTGAAAAATGGCAGTACGAAATCCTGCGGTTGTTATGGCAGAGAAAGACAAAAGCTGTCAGCTGTAAAGCATGGGGGGAGAAATACTCGACTATATCATATCTGGGCCATGATGAAACAGCGTACAGAGAATCCCAAACATACTGCCTATAAAAACTATGGTGCGCGTGGGGTCAAAGTCTGCAAAATGTGGCATGATGATTTTGCCGCATTTCGCGAATGGGCTTTTGCAGCCGGATATAAAGATGGACTGACTATTGATAGGATTGACAATAATAGAAACTACGATCCTGAAAACTGTCGTTGGGTATATCGTGCAGATCAGAATCGGAACCAGAGACAGAATGTTGAATTAGAATTTGGTGGAAAAAAGCAGCTTATGACTGATTGGGCGAAAGATTTGGGAATATCGGAGCAGGCGTTGCATCGTCGGATAAACGTTCTGCACTGGCCGCTTGAAAGGGCGTTGACAGAAAAGAACAGAGCTGGTAAGAATAATGATTAGGCCCCAGATGCTGCTAACATCTGAGGCCAGGAGTTGGTCACTTTCCTTTGCTTCTCTTTGGCTGTGCCTTTCGCGTCTTCGGTCTCTTGTTTGGTTCATACTCAAGGATGTCACTCACTGGACAATCTAAGGATTCGCAGATCCGGTCCAGGTACTCAACCACTCGCCGATGGTCGCGCGCCGAATGTTCGTTGCGTTGGAAAGTTCTGTCTGGGTGATCCGGAGCTCGCCAAGCTTCCGGGAGAGAACGATCTTAATCATCCAACACCATGCTCCTTTGTGCATATTGTATCAGGATACCGTGCTTTTGGGACGTTTCGGCCTATTTGCACGTATATTCGTTCAATCTGCACGTAAGGTGGAGCACGAGCAGAGAAAAGCAGGAGTGTTTTCTTCACTGAAGAATTTTACACTCCTGCTTCTTTTTATGCCACTCTTGGTATTTCAATAACCGCGAAAGTATGGTACACTCTCAGCGTCACGGGAATGTTTTCCTGGCCAGAGGGCGGGGTTTGCATAAGCTCGCTGAGAGTCCACCAAATTCTCTTAGACGAACCCTCCACTTCGGGTATGTTGTCGGGATCGAACGGCAGCTCGATGGTGGAGGATTCGTCTTTTTTGTATTTAAGACCAATGTAAACGGAATTCAGCATCATGTTGAACATGAGCTCCTGGAAGCATTCGTTTTCAATCTCGCCTTCACGGATCAGCTGGAAGGCCGCAATCATTTCTTCCCTGGTCAGGTTGTCCAGCTTGTCCATACGGTCCCGGCTGGCCAGAGTCGCCTTCAGCTTTTCCTTCTGCCGGCTGAGTTCAACGACACGCTCGGTCATTTCGGGAATGACGGACCCGCTTTCAATGACCTTCATGATATTGCTGATCTTGGATTCGACATCCTTCAGCTCATTCTTCAGCATGGTGGCCTCGCTGGTTTTCGCCCGTTCTTCCTGGGCCTTCAGCGAAATATCCACCATCAGCTCCACCATTTCCGGATCCATGGCGAACTTTTTCAGCACGCCGGCGACGAACCATTCCAGCTTATCCTGCGGAACGCGCTTCAGATCGCAGTTCTTATCAAGCATGTTCTTGCAGGCATAATAAGTGTAGAAACCGCCGTGACGGCCCGTGCCGGATTTACCGACCATCGGCGCCTTGCAGCAGTCACAGTAGACTTTTCCTGTCAGCAGATACACTGTGTTCGTCCTCCTTCTTTTTACAGGACCGCCTGTCGGATTCTGGCGGCGATCCAGCTCAGCCTGGACAGCGTAGAACGTTTCCTCATCAATGATGGCCGGCATACCGCCTTCCACCCGGACATCCCCGTAGATGTAGACGCCTCTGTACCGTTCGTTCGAAAGGAACTTGAAAGACGATCTGTTCCATTCGGCCTTGTTCTTTGTCCGGATCCCACGTGCGTTCAGATCCCTGGCAATCTCGATAAACGCTTCGCCCTTCAGAACCCGGGAGAAGACCTCCTTCACGATTGGCGCCGTCTCCGGATTGATCGCGTACTTTCCGTCCGGGCCTTTCATATATCCGAACGGGATCGATGCGGCCACCAGGCATTTTGATGCATTGTCATTCAGGCCGCGCCGGATCTTCTGGGAAAGCTCCAGACTGTAGTACTGGGCCAGTCCTTCCAGTACGGCTTCCAGCAGCACGCCGGTCGGCTCATCGTTGATGTTTTCCATCGCCGAAAGAACCTTCACGCCGTTGTCCTTCAGGATCTGCTTGTAGGTGATCGCGTCGAACCTGTTTCGGGCGAACCGATCCAGGGAATACACGATCACGTAATTCCAGGCTTTCGCTTTTGAGTCCTCGATCATACGCTGGAACTCCGGCCGCTTGTCTGTCGTTCCGGAGATCGCCCGATCGGCGTATGTGTTCACGATTGTCAGATTCTCCCTGGCAGCGAACTCGGTGATCACTTTCACCTGCTGGTCAATGGACACGTCCCGCTGCGCATGGGATGAATATCTGGCGTAGATGACGGCCAGATTGTTCTGGGCATCCTGCTTAGTTCTTTTCATGTGCTTAGCTCCCGACCAACTCTTTAGTTACAGTATTATATCCAACTCTCAGTACCAGACAACTTCCTTCGTTCTTACTTGTGTTAAATAGTAGTAATAGATATAGATATAGAATAAGAAGAAACTATCACCGTGATATTTCACGTGATATCACCGTGATATCACACACCGTAATCTGACCCCTCCTTTCGACGTCCAATTTGCACGCTCTATCGTGATTTTTGATCACGATTAACAAATTCGTAATAATTTGTGGTAAAATGGCTCTCCACCGGTGAGATTTTTTAATCGGAGGGAGAACCATGCATGTCTACGTGAAAAAATCAACACTGGAAGAATTCTTTGCCATGACAACAGACGAAAAGAAGGCTTTCATCGCCTTCTTACGCCATCAACTGAGACTTGAAGAATGTCGAGAAAAGACTCCTTCAGATGATCCGGAAGCTGACGAACCAGAACCATGATCCTGGCATCAAGATCGTTACTCTCACCAGTAGCGGTCTTTTTTGAAATATCGATCATGATGTCATCCATCTGGGAAAAAAGTTCATCTACTGTAATATGCATCGCGTCGGCTACAGCCTTAATGGTTTCAAGCTGCGGCTTGATCGGCTGGCCATTCTTACTATTAACATTCATCTCCAACTGAGATATGTAGCTGTTGGACAATCCACAGATCTTCGCAAACTCGCGCTGCGACATGTCGTTCTCTTCCCGATACTTCTTGATGATTTCCCCGAGCGTCATAGAGAGCCGTCCTCCTTCCTGTTGTGTGATGTATTATACATTTCATTGTAAAGCCTGTCAATCAAAATTGAGCAGTCTGAAAAACTTTTTTGTTCGATAGGGTTGACATGTCGACTGGACGGTGGTAATATGTGTCCAGTCCACCGGACAATAACTGGACAGATTGGAGGTGAAGTGAGTTGGGTTACAAGATCAAAGAAGTCCGAGAAGAAAAGCGAATGACGCAGGAAGAACTGGCGGAGAAGAGCGGGGTTTCTCGTTCTACAATCGTTGCCCTGGAAAAAGGGACGATGAACGATGTGAAGATGTCCACCCTTCAGAAACTGGCCAGTGCCATGGACACGACCGTACAGAAAATATTTTTTTAACCTTCGTGTCCAGTAGACTGAACGAATTGCCATATAAGAAAGGAGGATTCCGATGGCAAAGAAAGAGAGCCGGGCCGACAAGGTCGGGATGCCTGCCCACGAGCAGTTCTGCTACGGCCGCCAGCTGATCAAGATGCTGGACAACATGAAGCAAGATCCGGAGATCATGGCCAAGATCAGGGCCAGGGTTGAAGAAAACCGGAGGAAGGCGGCGCTGGCGAATTGAGGGCACAAAAAGAGAGCCGGGCTGCGGGAACAGCACCGACTCAAAGAATTAAGCACAGGGAAAAGATATCACGGAAATCCGTTTCCGTCAAGGGCTGAATCACCTGTGCTGGTAGAGACAGCCCTTATCTTTTCCGGAAAGGAAGACCGATGGAGCAGATTCCTGACGCGCCGTACATCCGGGAAGCGGAAATGTACGGGATGCCGCCCTACGATGACTATCCAGAGCCTACCTGCCCGATATGCGGCAAGGAGTGCGAGACGATCTACACCGACAAGGACGGAGAAGCATTTGGCTGTAATGAGTGCGTGACACTCTGGGAAGCATATGAATGGTGCGATGAGCACAGAGAGGAAGAAGAACATGATTAAGAAACCTGAAGACTTTGACCTGGGAGAAAAGAAGATCCGGATGTTGCTGGCAGGCCCTCCCGGAATCGGAAAGAGCACGCTGGCCATGAGTGCCCCGGCCCCGCTGCTGATCGACACGGACGGCGGATTTGACCGTGTGGAGTTCATGTACCGGAAGGACCGCCTGGTGGCCAACAGCTATCAGGAGATTCTGGACGATCTGCAGCCGCAGAATCTGAAGGAATATCAAACGCTGGTGATCGACACCGCCGGCCGGATGCAGAGTTACATGAGCGCCTGGGCCATCGCGCAGGACGCGAAGAACGGCCAGAGAGGCGGACAGCTGAGCCAGCGCGGATACGGCGCCATCAAGCGCGAGTTTAACCGCCTGATCGACTACATGTTCGTCACCCTGCAGAAGAACATCGTCGTTATCTGCCACAGCGTGGAGGAAAAGGAAGACGATGTGATCAAGCAGCGGCTGAAGCTGGAAGGCGGCTTCAAGAACGACGTGTGGGAGCCGATGGACCTGGGCGGCTTCATCGAGATCCAGGGCAACAACCGGGTGCTTAGCCTGGCCAACACGGAAAAGCATTTCGGAAAGTGCACCCACGGTCTGCAGCAGGCCTACATCATTCCGGATCTGAGCGCCGGCGGTGAGAACAACTTCCTGACCAATCTATTCGCGGAGTACAACCGCGTGAACGAAGCGGAAGCGAAGAAGATCAACGACGCGAAGGCGCTTTACCAGGCGGCGATGGCCGGAGGCCGCGGACTGATCGCGGAAGTCAAGGACGCGGAGACCGCCAATCAGACCTTCCCGCTGATGGCCAAGCTGGAGCACCACCTGACCAGCGAACGGGAGATCAAGGCCGAATGGGCGGCAAAGATGAAGGAACTCGGCCTGGTGTTTGACCGCGCCACTGGACAGTATGTGCAGGGAGTGAAGGTCTGATGTTAGATAACCTGACAGGAAAAAGATTTGGCTATCTGACAGTAATCCAACGTGGTGATGATTTTGTTACACCAAGCGGGTCAAAAAGCGTCGGATGGTTGTGCAGATGTGATTGTGGAAACACAAAGCTTGTCAGGGCCAACGAGCTGAGGGCCGGAAGTACATTGAGCTGCGGATGTTTCCGCAAGAAAAAGCATCTTACCCATGGTGAAAGACGGACAAGGCTATACACCATTTGGGTAAATATGCGACAGAGATGCGGAAATCCAAATTCAACATACTTTGCCGACTATGGAGGCCGTGGAATAACTGTCTGCGATGAATGGGCCAACAGCTTCGAAGCATTTTCGGAATGGGCAAAATCCAATGGTTATAAAGAGCTTCTGACAATAGACAGAATTGATAACAATTCCGGATACAGCCCAGAAAACTGTAAATGGTCAACACCGAAAGAACAGGCTCATAATCGAAGACCAAGAAAGGACGCGAGGGTCAGATGAAATATCTTTTGACACATTCCCTCTTGAGCGCCTGGCTGCGGAGCATGAAGGACAATCCCTTCGAGGAAGGCGACGATCCGGAAAAGGAAACGGCGCTGGAGGAATTCATGCACGTTCTCCGGAGAGAGAAGACACCGACCACTCCGGCCATGCAGAGCGGCATTGACTTCGAAGACCTGGTGACGGCAATCCTGATCGGCGCGCCGTCCGCGAACTATCACAGCGCCAGCAAGGACGGAGGTCAGACGCTGAAGGTGTTCAGCCTTCCGGAACATCCATGGTACGCAGCTGCCAGCAAGGTGGCCGACATGGTCCGTGGAGCCAAACTCCAGTATGTAGCCAGGAAGCCGGTTGTGATCGACGGAATGGAGCTGCTGCTGTATGGACGGCTTGACGCCATGAAGGAAGGCCGGATCTTCGACATCAAGTATTCCGGAAGCTATGAGCGCGGAAAGTACCGGGACAGCACCCAGCATCCGATGTACTACACGCTGGTACCGGAGATCATGAACTTCACCTACATCGTCAGCAACGGGCAGGATGTCTGGACAGAAGTCTACTGGTTCGATGAGATCCCGCGGATAGAGCCGGTCATTACGGACTTCCTTCGGTGGCTTCGGGACATGAACCTGATGGAAATCTACAAACAGTACTGGGGTGCTTTGGAATGAAAGGCAGGCTGCGGGATCTGACGATGAATCCGGATCGGTCCTTCAATGTCACCGTGACAGTACAGACTGATTTCCGGGACGCCTTTGACAGACTGAAGGACAAGGATCTGGATATCGAGATCAAACAGCACCGGGAAAAGCGGAGCAAAAGCGCAAACGCCTACTTCCACGTGCTGGTTAACAAGATCGCAGCTGAGACTCCGGAAACAGAGGATCAAGTGAAGGCCAGGCTGATCACCAGCTACGGACCGCTGGCCAGAACATCCGATGGAAAGTATCTGATGTTCATCCTGCCACGGGACGTGGACGCAACGGACTATTACAAATACGCCGTCCTGTATGACCAGCGCGAGGTAAACGGCGTGACCTGCAACATGTGGAAGGTCTACAAAGACAGCCACAAGATGGACACCAAGGAGATGGCCCGATTGATAGACGGCGCGATCCAGGAGGCCAAGGCGCTGGGAATCGAAACAGAGACGCCGGAGCAGCTGAAGAGAATGCAGGAACAGTGGGCCGAATACGAAGCGGCTCACCCGAGGAAAGGAGATCAAACATGAATAAAAAGATCAAGATGACGATGGAACAGCTGCAGCTGCTCTGCTGGATGTGGGAGCGTAAATACACGCCGCATATGACGGCAGGATTACCAATGGTTCATAACGACGAGAAAACAATTCAGAAGTATTTCCGCATGTTTTCCAAGGCGATGACCGGAGAGATGATTGACGAACCTGTACGCCGTGCTGTGTTCGATGAACTTTGCAAGGAAAAAGGATGGCCTGAACCCAGATATGTCGATCACATGGGTAAAGCCAATCAGGGGAGCAGTGAAACGCCCCGTACTGCATTCCAGGCAATGACTCAGATCATCCAGAAAACCGGAATGATGGTGGTTACCACAAGCATCTCGGACGATGTGGAGCGTTTCATTAAGCTTGTAAAGGAACATCCGAAAGAAGCGAAGTGCATCAATGCCGTATTCACTTTCCCGGAAGAATGGCTCGATATGAGCAAAATCCTGGAATCCGATGAGCTCTGATTCCATATTGCAGACCGAAAAGGAATGCTGGTGCTGCGGAGCCGTGACCGGACTGGAAGAGCATCACATCTTCGCTGGCGTGGCCAACCGGAAGATCAGCGAAAAGTACGGCCTGAAGGTGTGGCTCTGTCACCGTCACCATACCGGCGATGACGGAGCCCAGTACAACCGCGAACTTGGCGATCAGCTGAAGCGGGTTGCCCAGGAGAAGTTTGAAGCGCTGCATGGCCACGGGATGTGGATGCAGCTGATCAGAAAAAACTATTTATAAAGGAGAAATGACGATGAAACCCAATGAACTGCAGCATCTTCTGAAGAACGCGAAAGTGGTCCGCGTCCCGATCGCGGAGGAAAAGACCACCATCGAGATGGACGAGAACCTAGTCGTGGTTCCCAGGATCGAATACGCGACCCTGATCAGGAAGGCCGCCCTGCTGGACGCCCTGACCGACGATCTCAAGGGCCGGATGGCGAAGAATGAGACCTATCCCATCAAGGACGAAATTGTGCTGGCGGTTACCGGCGCCAACAAGTTCAGGGACGTTCTGGCGTCCGAACGTGAAAAGGCATCCAATGAGATCGCCGAACTGCATGAAGCGCTGGAAAAGATGCACGCCGAGCTGAATGAAACCTGCGCTGAGCGTGACGTCGCAAAGGCTGCAGTGGAAATGCTGAAGACCGGCGGCGAAAAGCCGAAGGAGGAACCGCATGAATAAGCTCACGATTATCGGGAACCTGACCCGTGATCCGGAGCTGCGCAGCGTGAATGGCCGGGACGGCACGGTGAGTGTCTGTGACTTCACCGTCGCCGTCAACCGGCGGCAGACTTCCCAACAAAAGGCCAACGGCCAGCAGCAGGAAGCGGATTTCTTCCGGGTCACCGCATGGCGCGGACTCGGAGAGAACGCTGCCAAATACCTGGCCAAAGGCCGGAAGGTGGCGGTTGTCGGATCGGTCAGCGTCAGCACCTACACCGGAAATGACGGTGTGACCAGGGCGAGCCTGGAAGTGAACGCGGACGATATCGAATTCCTGTCTCCCAGGGCTGACGGAAACAACGCTTCCGGCAGTTCTGCTGCGCCTGCAGCTGCTGCACCAGCTCCCGCTCCCGCACCGGCCCCTGCGTACCACCAGATGGGTTTCACGGAGGTCGAGACGGACGAGCTCCCATTCTAAGGACGGTGAGATGATGTACGTGGATATCAAATGGGTAAAGCTGGCGGTGAACTGGTACAAAGACGATGAAATACGTCTGATCCGTAAACTTCCAGCCGGAAATGAAATCGCTTTAATGTTCGTGATGCTGCTCGGAATGGCCGGAGAACTCAACAAAGGCGGCTACATTCCGTACACACCGGAAGATCTGAGCAACCTGTTGGATATCAAACCGAGCACTGTTGAGCTGGGAATCAAGGCAATGCTGCATAAAGGCTTGCTGGAAGAAATTGACGGAGTATATCACATAACGAACTGGGACAAATGGCAGGCAGTTGACAGTTTTGAAAAGCTGAAGATTCAAAGGCGCGATGCTACAAGACGATGGAGGGAGAAGAAAGCACTTGAAACCAATATACCTGCTCTTCCTGATCCCACTGATCAGGCACCAGAAACCAAACAGACCGCAGCTGAACGTCGTTTTGAGCGTTTCTGGAAAGCCTATCCGAAAAAGGTCGGAAAAGGCGGCGCTGAAAAAAGCTTTGCGAAGTATAAGCCGGATGACCAGCTGACGGAAACCATGATCCGGGCGATTGAAGCCCAGAAGATGAGTCGGCAATGGAAGGAAGGATACATTCCGAATCCGCAGACCTGGCTGAACCAGAAACGGTGGCTGGATGAGATGGATGAAGAAGCCCTTCCCTTCACCGATCCGCCGGAACCGGCCTACATCCGGGACGAAAGCATTGAGGACTGGAACTGATGGAAAGCGTTTATTTCAATCAGGAAGCAGAAGAACAGATCCTGAGCCTGGCCATGCGGGAGGAAGAATGCCTGCGGCGCCTGACGGAACTGAACCGAAAGGAATTCTACTTCCCTGAGCATCAGGTCATCCATGAAGCTATCTGCACCCTGGCGAAGGAAAGATCCGGCGTGGATCTGATCACGGTGAACAACTGGCTGATGAAGAACCAGAAGATCGAAGCTGCCGGCGGGGCCAAGATGGTTATGGAGATCTACGGCATGGGCTTTCTCCCGAGCATGATGAAGGCTTACCTGAAAATCATCCATGAATGCTACAGCCGGAGGCAGCAGCGGCAGGCAGCCAAGGAATATGCCGAAAAGCTGGACGCCGGGGATGACACCGAGGAAATCCGGGAATGGATGGTACGGCAGCTGAAGGATGTAAAGGAGATCCGGGACAACGGGCTGATCTCCATGCAGGACGCGGCGCTGAAAACCTTCGAGCAACTTGACAAGGACCAGAAGCGGGAGGATCAGCCGACAAACCGGATCCTGAGCGGAATCAGCACGATGGACAACAAACTGGGCGGCCTGCGCGGAAGCGAGTACGTGGCCATCGGCGCCCGGCCATCGGTCGGCAAATCCATCTTCGCCCTGACCTACTGCGTGAATGCGGCGAAACAGGGAAAGCGGGTGCTGCTGGTCAGCCTGGAAATGGATGAAGTCAGCATCACCGAGCGCGTGATTGCCAGCCAGGGCGGAGGAACGCTGAATGAGATCACCAGCGGAAACATCACGGAAGAAGGATGGGTCAGCATCGCACAGGTCATCGGGCCGATATCCTCTCTTCCCCTGTGGTACAGCGTGACGGCCAACACCGTGGAGAAGGTCCGGAGATGCGCGTACGAGCTGTTTGAAAACGGCGGCATCGACATGATTGCGGTGGATTACATCCAGCTGATGGAAGCACCGGGAAACGGACGGATGAACCGGCAGGAGGAAATCAGCCAGATCAGCCGGGGGCTGAGGCTGATGGCCGCGGAGCTGAAGATTCCGATCCTGGTGCTTACACAGCTGAACCGGCTGAGTACGAAGGGCCAGATGATCAAGGGAAAGCGGGTCCGACAGGAACCGACCATGAGCGAGGCCCGGGAATCCGGATCTATCGAGCAGGATGCGAATATTTTCATGCTGCTGCACGATCCGGATGAAAGCGAAATGCGGAACGAAGAGGAAAAGGAAGTATTCCGGAACCTGAAGGACAAGGGGCTGCAGATGATGCGGATCATCATCGACAAGAACCGACAGGGCAAACGGGGCCGGGTGACGCTGGCCTTTGACGGAGATCACATGCGGTTCCTGCCGATCGTCCGGGACACGGAACAGCCCTACTGAGGAGGAGAAAGGAGTGAAGCAGTGGATGGCCACCTGTCGCGGATGCGGCGCGAAAATCAGGTTCATCAAGACCGTGGCCGGAAAGACGATCCCGGTCAATCCGGAAGAAGTTGCCTATGAGCAGAAGGCCAGAGGCAGTCTGAAGATCGTGACGCCGAACGGTGAAGTGCTTTCGGCCGAACGGCCTGCAGATCCGCAGAAGGCAACCGGGATCGGCTATATCAGCCATTTCGCCACCTGCCCGAAGGCGAACGAATTCAGGAAAGGGTGATCCCGTGAGAAGCGAAGCCCAGAAAACGGCCTTTGCGCTGAGCTGCCGGGAGATCGAAAAGGAAGGCGGCGACGTGCTCGGATATATCCAGAAGAACTGGCCGAGCTATACACCCAGGGCAACCTGGTACAACCTGCAGAAGCGGTACCTTCACCGGCAGCCCTATCAGCTGACGGAAGGCAAACCGAAACAGAAGGAGGCCGACGAAATGAACGACCGCAAGGAGATCGCCTACGCGCTGAAGGACGGCTATTACGAAAACGGAGAGGAAATCCGGACGTTTCTGGAAGACTGCGGATATGCCGACGCTTCCAACGGTCTGAGCAGCGTCAAGGACTGGGCGAAGAAAAACGATCCGGAATGCTATGAGGCCATCCGGAACCTGACGATCCGCGGACCGCAGAAACGGAAGTCCTCGGAAACGGCACAGAACGGCCCTCAGACGAGCCCGGCGGTTTCGCCTAAGGACGATAGCCCGAAGGTGGCGGAGGCACCCAGGCGCGCAGCTGAGCAAGAAACAGAAGCACCCAAGGGCGGATATGTTTCTCCGGAAGAGATGGCAAAGGAATTTGCCCGTCAGCTTGGAGAGAAAGCAGGATCGGTCGTGACATGCTGCGCGCCGGCAAGGCCCAGCGGGGTGACGGTGCCGGACGAAATCCCGGAAGAGTCAAGTAACGGTCAAGTAAAACCGACCGGCGAAGTCAAGAAGAAGCCCAGGGTGGTTGAAGTGGAAACGGATCTGGGCAGCTTCCGGAAGGAAGACGGAAAAATCGCCTTCCGGAGAGTGGATGACGGCAAGGATTACAAGAATCAGCTGAAGATGGCCCGGGAACAGTGGCTGCAGCTGGCGGCCGAAATGGACGAAGTACTGGAAATGCTGGAAGAAATTGATTATTGAGGAGGACTAAGCACATGGAAACCAGAGAAAACGAAACGAGCCGGATCGACGTGAACGGTCACGTGTTCTACACCCGGCCGCTGAACGAGATCCTGATCAAGTACGCGCTGAACGGAAAGAACGAGTACAACGGAAAGATACAGGACAACCACAAGTGGGACGATGCGTACCTCCGCGACGTTCTGGGCCTGCCGGAAGAGCCGGTCGAAGCTCCGGATCAGGATCCGAACACGCCGTCCTACTACAAAAAGTACCTGACCATCTGGCAGCAGGTGGACGGGAAAAGCGATATCCCGATGGTTCGCGTGATGGTGGCCTGGGCGGTCGCCGGAGGAGTCTTCTATCCGGATCATCCGGATCGCGGTTCATACCGCTACGATGACGGCACTTACCAGAAGAACAGCAACATGGAAAGCGACGTGGTCCGGCTGTACGAATTCCTTATGGAAATCGGTTACCACGTCAGCGACATGGAGCGGCAGCTGCTGGACGGCACCCATGAGTGCTATCAGATGGAGGACCTGGGATGAGAATCATGGCGATTGATCCGGGCAACACCGAGAGCGCCTACGTGATCATGGACGGATACAGGCCGGTGCAGTTCGACAAGATCAGCAACAGCAACCTGATCAATCAGATGAGCTTCATGGGCAGCGGAGGATCCATCCCGATGCCGGAAGCGATGGCGATTGAGATGGTGGCCAGCTACGGGATGCCCGTCGGAAAGGAAGTCTTCGACACCTGCGTGTGGGTGGGCCGGTTCTGGCAGGAATGCTGGAACACCGTGGGCGTGATGCCGGAGCTGATCTACCGGATGGAAGAAAAGATGACCCTGTGCCACGATTCCAGGGCGAAGGACACCAACATCCGGCAGGCGCTGATCAACCGCTTCGCCCACCATGACTTCAAGAACGGCAAAGGGACGAAGCAGGATCCGGACTGGTTCTACGGATTCAGCAAGGATGTCTGGATGGCCTACGCCGTGGGCGTGGTCTTCCTGGACAAACAGCAGGAGAAGATCCTGCAGAAATGACATGACAGGGACGGCGGCACCCGCATGGGCCGATGGAGAATCAACCCGGGAAAGCGGCTTTTCGTGATCTCTTCACCGCTTTCCTTCACCTCGCTCCATGGTGCGGCGCTCGGGGATCCGGGAGGCTACGCGGAAAGGTTTTGGACATTTACCTGCCGCGGCCGGAGAACCGCAAAAGCGCAGCTGCCGCCCGTCCCGTTTACGGTGAAAAGCATGCTGCACGATGTATATGACTTTGACGATAACCGATGGGCGGTATGGGATTCCCTGGAAGGATACATGACCGGATGGATGACCAAAGCCCAGTACGAGAGGCACTGGAAAGTCCACTACGGCGTGATCGGAAGAACATTGCCGAACCGGGATACCGTTTACCGGACAACCGCTGATGAATGGGAGAAACGCAGAAATGAACGACGGACAGAGAAGAATCGACCAGAGGGACATTCCGAGCTTCCTGCCGACATGGGAGCTCCTGGCGATGCTGGCCGAAGAATGCTGCGAGCTTGGGCAAGCCGCATTAAAGGTGAGAAGGTGTCTGGATGATCTGAACCCCACGCGGATGACGTTCAACGAGGCCCTTGCCAAACTGAATGAGGAATGGGCGGATGTGCTGCTGGTGATCCGGCAGCTGAACATCATCGACCAGCCGCTGGTGTACGAGATCATGAAAGAAAAGCACGACCGATGGCTGAAGCACCTGAGGGAGCACGAGAAAGGAGAAACGGACCATGGACAGGAGAACTAAGCAGATCATCGCGGTGGTTGCATTCTTTCTGGTCCTTTTCATTCTCATTGTGGCCTGGGGATTTGCCGATGAGGGCGGTCTCGACGCGTGGGTTATCTGTCAGCCTGGCCAGTCCGTGTACCTCTATGAGGAGCCTTCAGGGGCCGCGGAGAGCGCAGGCAGGTGCGGGGCTACGGACCGAATCCGGCTCGACGGGAAATATCAGGACGGGTACGCGCACTGCGACAGGGGCTGGATCAGCGTCCGGTGCCTCGTGACGGACAAACCGGAATGGGATAACGGCAACTGGTACACCGTGAAGGAAAGCACCGTCGCGTGGACCGGATTCGAATGCGAGCACCCCGGAACGATCGCCAAGGGAACGATGCTGCAGGTGTTCTGGCGGAGCGCGGAATACTGCGTGACTACCAGAGGGATGATCAGGACGAAGGATCTGGAGGAAGAGATATGTCCTATATGCAACAACTGATTTGCTGGGTGGTGACGATGAACCGGCTGTACCTGATCGAATGGGGTCAGGGGTTTCTCCGGATGGACAATGACCTGCAGAAGGCTTTCCGGTACCAGAGCGAACGGGACGCCGCCTTCGTGGCCAAAAAGATCTGCGGCGAGGTTGTGAAATGCCGGATCGGGAAAAACGGACTGGAGATGATCAGAGAATGAATTATTCAGATTTATCCATGGAGGAACTGGAAGATCTGCGGCAGCAGAAGGAAAACGCGGCAAAGATTGCCCTGAGCGATCTGGAATTCCATGTGGCCAACGTGCTGAACGATGAGGCCCGGAAGATCCAGGAGGAAATCAACTGGAGGAAGCAGCATGGCCAAAGCACCGTTTGAGCTTCCGGACGATCAGTGTGAACGGCTGACCCGGACGGAGATGCATTCCGTGCAGTGGATGCTGAACGCACTGAGCACCCTGCGGTATGCCGAAACGGATCTGGCGAACAGGCTGGCATGCGTGCCATCCGGAAACCAACGGCTGAAGATGGCCATCGGCCAGGTCGGAAGCCTGCTGCGGGATGTGCTGGGCACGGTAAGCGACAAACAGCGCCGGCAGATCCGGAATGTGGCGAAGGACATGGAAGTCCGTCTGGTACCGAAGCTGACCAGTCAGTCGGTGAACATGGTGCTGGATGAAAAGATCGCCAAAGAGCTTGTGGACGCCGCTCAGGCCAAATGTCACTGGGACTGCGTGCCGGATCTGGACGGAAGCCGGAAATGTGAGCTGTGTAAAATCCTGGAAGCGGTGGTACCGCTGGAAAACTATGATTCCGTCAGCTGCCCGTACTGGCGCGCGGAATGGGAAGACAAATAAACATCACAAAAAGGAGAAAGAGAACAATGGGTACAGCAGCGTATAACAGGAAAAAAGAGACGCAGTTTAATCAGCGGGAGGCGGCGAAAGCCGGAACGGTTCATCCGCGCAGCCTGGCGCGGAGCATCGCGAAGGCCGCCAACCGTGCATCCGGACAGAAAGAGAGCCGGATCCGGGACAGCTGGCGTAAGATCGCCGCGAAGCTTCCCCGCTACGGCCGGAAGTATCTGCGGACCGAAGAGGAGCGCATGGCCAAGCGCGGCGCCCGTGCGCTGAAAGGAGTATGACAATGGAGGAGACGATTTCCAGAGAAGCGGCGCTGGCTGCGGCAACATGGTGGCTCAATTCCATGATCGAACCCGTTGATGAATCGTCCAGAAACTTTTTCATCGATGTGCTTGCGAGCCGGATCACGGAAAATGAATGGCTGCCGGAGCTGAAGTGCGACGGCCAGCCGAGCGGCGTCCTGCAGGACAGCGCCATGGAGTCCGGGATCGGAATTGAGAATTACCGCGATCATTCAGAAATGGTGATGGACGCGGATGGAAAGATCTTCGCAAGATCCGGAGAGCAGGTGCCATGGGAACAGGTCTGGCCGGAAGAGGAAAAGGCCGAGAAATAAGTGACAGTTTCCTCCGGATTAAGGATGGTGCAGTGACACAGCATCCGGAGACAACGGAAAGGAAAAAATGTCAGAAGGATATATAGAAAAGCGAAGGCTGCTGCAGGAACTGCCGTTTATCAGCTGCCTGACATGGGAAGCCCGGCAGATGGTCCGAAAAAAGATCGAGGAAATGCCGGAGGTAAACCTGCTCACCCGGGACGAAGGCGTGGAGCCGATCCTGGAGGAAGGTTGCTCGACGGTGCATGAGTGCCGGGCAGACGGAACCAGCGGATTTGTGACCAGGCCGTATCTGGACTGGAAGTGCCCGGTGTGTGGATGGTTCGTCGGAGAACTGTACTGCGGACACGGCAGATGGCACATTCAGCAGGAACGGTCCTACTGTTCACGGTGCGGCCAGAAGATCGACTGGACAAAGCCTCTGGATGAGGAAAAGACCAGGTACGAAACCCGGAAGGCTGAGGAGCGGAAGGAATTCGAAAAAAAGAACGGGATCAGGCTGGACAACATGCACGAAAGCCTGAGACGGAAATACGGAATGATCGGAGATGACAGCTGATGTGGTGGCCGGAAGGCACGAAGAAGGAGCTGCCCGCCAAAGAGGTCCGAGAGCTGCCCGTCGGAACCCGTGTTCATCTGGAAGGCACAGACAGGTACGGCGAACAGACCCAGATTGAGGGCCTGATCTGCGACAGAAACGGAGTGAAGAAGTTCTTGTACTATGACTGCATGGCGCCGGAAGTCAAGGAGATCCGGACATACCGTGGCAAGAAATGGATGGTGCGTAAAGATGGATAGCTGCAGAGTGTTAACGGCCGAAGAACTCCGGGAACTTCCGCGCCTGACCATCGTCTTCATCGAATGCTTTGACGGTGAATACCAGGCACCGCTGCCGACGATCATGGCCGGAATGAAATGCTATGACGGAACGATCGTGGATGAAGACGGCAGTACGTTCAGCAACTTTGAGGACGATATGAAGCCCGGAAGGATGTTTGACGGAAGCTATTTTCGCTTCTGGAATATGATGCCGACAGAGGAACAGCGGAAGGAGGTGCCATGGGATGCCTGACACAGATAAAGTTATCAAAGACCTGACAATGTGTCAGCGTTGCGAGTGTGACAACTGCACACTGGAAGATAAGAGCGGTTATCCGTGGGATTGCACCGCAAGAGAAAATTTAATCGACTATGCTATCGCCAAGCTGAAAGAGCTGGAAGCAAGAGTACTGACCATTGAAAAAATGGAAGACGCATTGGACACCGTTGTTTGGTTGGATATGCCTGGATCAGAAAATCTTGCAGATGGATACTCGCTTATTATGGCATACAGCCATAAAAACGGATTTGTGCTGATGGATAGTCCGTTTGGAGACAACCCTTCACAAGACAGATATGAGTACAGTGAGTATGGCAAAACGTGGCGGTGCTGGTCTTCTCGACCAACAGAAAAACAGAGACAGGCGGTACCTTGGAAATGAAACGCAAAAAGTTCTTCAGAAAATGCGGATGCTGCGGAGAACGATATGTGCAGGCCGAAATGATCAGGGACGGCAGGAGTTCCAGCGGATGGTTCTGCAGGCATTGCTACAATTACATCGCGGAGGAATCGGAAAATGGTTGATGTTCGAAATATCGTGCTGATAATTCTGGCGGTCCTGCTGGTTGTGTGGATCGTCAAAACCATGTGAACAGAACGGATGGATGAAGATCATGCTGAACACGAAACGCCTGCAGGAGGAACTACTCCGAAACGATATGAAGCAGGCAGATCTCGCAGAAGTGGTGGGCGTGACACAGGTTTCCATGAGCCGATACTTTACCGGACAGAGAACGCCAAAGGGGCCGATTCTGGTGAAAATGGCCACGGCGCTGGGTGTCACGCCGGAATACCTCACCGGGCAGGAGACGCGTGAGCATCCGGATATCTCATTTGCCAGGGCGCGGATCCTGATCAGGGAATACGGAAAGCAATGGAACATCGGCCAGATCAGAGAGCTGATGAACGCATTGCTTACGGCAGCGACAGAAAGAAGGTGAAAGAATGAGTGATTTCAGGGCAGGTGATCTGATCGTTTACCAGAACGGCGATCGCTACGAAATCGGAAAGATCAAACGGGTGACGGAAGACGGGGCGTTCGTCTGGTACCACACCGGGGAAACGGCAGCGAAGACGCCGTTCGACGCGATGCATAAGATCGCGAACGCCTACGCAATTACCGAAACGGAGCTGGGTGGCATGGACGCGAAGAGAAATGCCGGCAGAGAGATCCTGATCCACGGCGCAATGGTTTACGGATGCAGGGACTGCGGATCCAGATGGATCATGTATCTGGAAAAGGGGCTGGAAGAACCCGGATGCGAGGACAGAAAGCCTGTCCCCTTCGGGATCAGTTGCCCGTTCTGCGGAGGCTTCCACGGCTTTGACATCTCCGGATATCTCAGGATCCCGGAAAGTGAGTACCAGCCGCTTCCGAAAAACGCATCGTATTTTGCGAACCTGCCGGACCGGGACTGCGGCGTTCCGAAAATCTCCGGGATGATGAACAGGCTGGAGGAGCACGAAATACCGTCGGCCAGAATCATGAGAGAGACGGGTGAAAGACGTTGAACGTGAATGTGCCTGACTGCTACGAATACCCGGAGGACCTGTACTGCATCAAATGTGATGATTACGTGGCCCCGGTGCTGGAGGACCGCGTGGAGGACATGGAACAGAACGGAAAGCCGGTAAAGATCCCGTGGAAAGCGGCGGTATGCCCGGTATGCGGCAGTCTCCTGTGCGACAGGGATCTGGATTACGGGATCCTCCGGCAGGCCAGAAAGGACGGAATTGTATGAAGCACTGCATCATGTGGAAGAAGACCAGGCTGATGAACGGAGACATCAAAACCCGATGCGGTTATGACGGATCGATCCGGAATCAGTGCAAAACAGACCGGTGTCCGCATTTTCAGCCGACGCTGCTTCACAGGATCCTGGACCGTCTGATGAGGCGGTGATTCCATGAATGAGGAAAGATGCGTCTGCTGTGGGGAAATCATTCCGGAAGGAAGCCAGGTCTGCCCGTGGTGCAACACGAGAGTGATGCAGAACCTGCCGGAAGGATGGTTTTCGCGGGATGTGCCGAAGTGTCCGAAGCGCGAAAGCCTGATCATCGGATACCGGTACACATGCCAGCAGTGCGATCAGGAAGTGCGCTTTGACCAGGATCGGTACTGCCCGAACTGCGGCCAGCGCCAGAACTGGGAAAAATGGAAAGAACGGAGGAACGGCAATTGGAAGAATACGTGACCCATGACCTGAAACTGAGCATTCACTTCTGCGACGCCGTGTACAACGGCCGGAAGCCCTTCGAGATCCGGAGAAACGACCGCGGATTCCAGACTGGCGATCACATCAAGTTCATCCCGATCCGGCCCGGCGCCGCGAAACCGGAGGATATGTACCCGGATCATCCGATCAAGGTGCAGGAATACATCATCACCTATATTCTGAACGGCTGGGGCCTGCAGACAGACTACGTGGTGCTGGGCATCCGGAAACTGTGAGGTGGATCCCATGGAAGAAGTGAAACAGGAACAGCCAAAGGAACTGACAGACCAGTGGAAGACAGACGGGCTGTGCTACAAATGCCGGCGGAAGAAATACTGCAAAACGACCTGCCGGGCCAGCCGGGAGGCAGCCGCCGCCAGGGTGAGGGCGGCAATCATGAAGGCAACGGGCATGGATAAGGCCATGGCCGTCATAAAAGAATTGAGAGGAGACTAAGCATAATGGCAGCGGAAAAGAGAAAGATCAAACCCATCAACTTTACCAGCGACACCTTCAAGGGAATGCTCTCGGACATGAGCAAGCAGATGAACGAGCTGCTGCGGAACATGGAAAAGCACGGGAGCAACGACGGCGTGATGACGGTCAAGATCCCGGTCCATACCGAGGACAAGGAGCTGGATGACGGAAAGGAACACACCGTGCCGACCTTTAAGCACAAGATCAAGACCACGTTCCCGATCACCAGCGAGAGCGAAGGAGCCATGGAAGGAGATTACGTGCTGAACCGCGGACAGGACGGCCAGTACCAGTTGGAGCTGCTGACAGAGCAGCTGGACATGTTCGAGGAGGCAGTTGAGTGATTCCGACGCTGAGTGCTATAATTTGCGCAGTATTGGCGGTTCTGGCGGCCGGCGCGGTGACAGCCTATCTGTACGAACGGAAGCTGTACAGAGAAGCCTACAGGGCCAACGAGGATCTTTCAGACAGACTGGACGCCTGCAGGCAGGAATGCTCGGATCTCCGGATCGAGCTGGCCAGGATCGAGGGCGTTGCCCAGGGCCGGGAATGCGACGCGATGCAGCGGAGGTTTCTGGAATCCATGCAGGAGAACGGACAGGGCACCATCAGGCTCGGACGCAGGCAGCAAAACGGATGAAAGGACGGTGATGACGGGTTGACCATCGGAGAGCTGAATCAGCTGGCCTATCTGGGAAAGGCAATCGAGATGGAAAGCGAACGGCTCCGGGCATTACGGGAATCCGTGGATGTAAAGTCACCCATCATCACCGACATGCCGAAAGCGCCGGGGGCCCGGGACAAACTCGGGGAAACCGTCCCCAAAATCGTGGACCAGGAAGCGGAGATCCTAACATCCCTGCGGCGATACGCAGCACTGAAAGAGAGGGCCGAGCAGTTTATCAACCGGACGCCGAATCCCCGGATGAAGATGATCCTGGTCATGCGGTTCATGGAACAGAAGCAATGGCAGGAGATCGCCGACGCCATCGGCGGAAAGGAAACGGAGTACAGCGTAAAGCAGGCCTGCTACCGGTACGTGGAAGGAAGGGACAGCGCTCCACTCCCCGGCCAGATGTCCATGTTCGAGGGCGAATAAAAAAGTTTTGTCACGAATGTCACGAATGTCACACATGTTACGCGAACCTGTGGTAGAGTGCAGGCTGGAAACGATCAAAAATCACCCAACGGGCGGTTCCGGAAACGGAATCGCCTATTTTGATGCCGGAAAGGGGGACGGAAGAAAAGGCGCGGCGTTCGCTCCTTGCGCTGCGATGGGCACACGGTTTCATGATTCGCCAGTCATGGGCCGGAAGAAAAGAAGGAAAACATGATTCAGACAATCAAACAGAAATTCAGGGAAAATCCGATGCTTTATTACGCGCTGAGCATCTGCGCGACCTGGGCCGGAATCGGCAGCCTGATGAACGGCGTCACCATGACGCAGACCTACGGCGTGATTCCTTCCCTGATCTGGGGGACGTATCCCGCCGCCCGCAGTGCGGGATGAAGGCGGGAGAAGTCCCAGTGAGCAAAGCGTTATCAGCCGCGGCAGCGGCTTAGAACGCTATTGCGAACTGAGGGGGCTTGCCGGAATCAGAATAAAATAGCCCGGGCTTAAACCCGAGCGGAAGTGTCATTTTTTGTGCGTGTCCATAAATCACCAGGCTGACAATCAAGCGCTTCACAGATACTGTCCAAGACCTGCAATGGTAATTCCTTCAGATTGCCATTCGAAAGAGCGGAAATCGTCGGAAGCCGGATGCCTGTGATTTCAGAAAGTCTTTTCTGTGTCATGCCTTTTTCCGCCAGCAATACTTTCAAACGTGGCTTAAGCAATACAATCACCTCCGATGAAATTATAATGCGGTCATGAAAAGAAGTCAATACGGAAAACGTGTTGACGCATAACACGAGACGTTATATAATATGAATCGGAGGTGGGAAGAATGCCAAAGCTCGGCGATCATAATGGAACAAAGAAACTTGGTAGAATATACGATGATATGGAGATCACCGGTTCTCGCAGGATCCAAGTAAACGGAAAACCGATAGACCAGTACCAGATACGGTGTATACATTGTGGTACTGAGCGCTGGCACAATGCCAGCTCGGTTGGTCGATGCAAGCTGCATTGTTATCAATGTGAACCTGAAGCAAGGCCTATGACACCAAATGGAATCAAGAAAACCGCGCCCAAAGGCCTGTATATGAGCTATCATTCAATGCTCAACAGATGCTATGGAAAGAGCAGTGACAGATATCCTTTTTATGGTGGACGTGGAATCACTGTTTGCCGCGAATGGCGGTTCGACTACAAAGCTTTTGAAAAATGGGCATTTGAAAATGGATGGGAAGAAGGGAAGACAATCGACCGGATTGACCCAAACGGAAACTATGAACCCGCAAACTGCCGATGGGCCGACAAAATAACACAGGCAAACAACCTACGATCCAATATCCATCTAAACTACAAGGGCGTTGATATGACGCTCGCGCAATTTTGCTCCATGACCGGGATGCAATACGACAGAGCGAGATACCTGATATTCCATAAAGGAATGAAACCCGAGGACGCGATCACCAACGCATAAATACGAACATCAATCAATGGCCGTCTCAATATGAGATGGCTTTTCTATTTTTGGAGGCGAAATACATGGTTGAAATTGAGCCGTACAAAGGTAACTGTCCTTCATGCGGAGGCAATCAGCTCCATTATCGTTTTATACAGATGGATAACGGTCATGTACAGGTCAGAATCGTATGTGACGAGTGTTATCACAGCCACGCATTGCCGCATATGGATAACGTTAAAAAGCGGACAAACACTCCATTGCAGAATTGGAGTGTACAAGTACGGAAGCGTGACGGAGGTAAATGTGTTATCTGCGGCGGTCAAGAAAAGTTGGAAGCCCATCATATCATCCCTGTATCACATGACAAAACAAAAATGTATCTGCTCAGCAACGGAATCACGCTCTGTCAGGAATGTCATTGGCTGGTGCATCACACGTCAGAAGAGATTAACCGAAAGGCTATCGACCCAAGGAAAGAGGTAATGAGAGCCTATATTGCACGGGGAGAAATATCTGAAATGTTTGGAAAACAATAGCCGGATATTTTGTGCGGGAGAAAAACACTATGCAAAATAGTTAGAAACCATTTAGTGATGATTCTATGCCGCCGGTAAACAACGGGAAATATTTTCTGATTTGCCGGGGTTACAGGAATCCAGCAGACCAGATCATGTGCACGGCCAAGCGGGTACAGTACGGAGACCACGCGCCGTACATCCGTTACATCGGCTATCACGGGCAGGGCGAATTCGGCTGGCGGGTGCTTTCGGAGGATGAATACCGGGACACCGTATGGCAGAAGATCGAATATCCATCCTGACAAACGGCTGGACGCTACCGATCGTGGTCCGTCCGGACTATACGATCATCGACGGCTTCCACCGCTGGACGGTGGCCGGCAGGGAGCCGCTCAAAACCATGCTCGGCGGAAAGGTGCCCGTGGTGATTGTCGATCACCAGGGAGACGAAAGCGCCGACGTGTACGGCACGATCACCCACAACCGGGCCAGAGGCACCCACCTGCTGGAGCCGATGAAGGCCATTGTGAAAAAGCTGATGGACGAAGGCAAGACGGTGAAGGAGATCGGAAAGCAGCTGGGCATGAAGCCGGAAGAAGTTTTCCGGCTGTCCGGATTCACGCGGGACGAATTCCTGAACCTGATGACAAAGGATGCGAACGGCTTCAGCAACGCCGTTGTTTACACCCATGTGTAAAGGAGGGATCCCCATGAAGAAAGTAATCGGTTAGGAAATGCAATCAGGTGAGTGCGGCATGATTCTGGACGCACGGGACAATCCTCCGGCTGGTGGGAGCCGGAGAAACATACAGGCGTAGCTTACAGAAAGCACCGGTCTCCAAAACCGGAAGTCGCAGCTCGAACCTGCCGTCTGTGCCAATCCTGAGAAAGGAGGAGATGCGTCATTGCAAATGGCAAGTATCAGGAGTGGCTGACGGAAGACGGACGGACCTGCATCGAAGGCTGGGCACGCGAAGGTCTGACGGATGCTCAACTTGCCGCAAAGATGGGCATTTCCTCTTCCACCTACTACGCATGGCTGGGTAAATACCCGGAGATATCGGAGGCCGTTAAAAAAGGCAAGGCTCCTGTCGATACACAGGTGGAAAACGCCCTGCTGAAACGGGCCCTCGGATACTCCTATGTGGAAACCACTACGGACTTCGAACTGATCGATACCGGGAAGAAGGACGAAGAAGGCAACCCGGTTATGGAAAAGAAGATCAAGAATGTTCGATCCGTGAAAAAGGAAATGGCTCCGGATGTCGGCGCGGCCGCTTTCTGGCTGAAGAACCGCCGTCCTGACAGATGGCGTGAGAAGCGGGAGGAACAAATCCAGGTTACCGGTGCCGATTACAGCCTGCTGGACGAAGTGCAGAAAGCGGTGGAAAAAGATGGAATCTAAGAAACCGCTGTCAAAACAGCAGGAGACGGCCCTGTGGCTGCTTAAACACCCCGCCGAGTACGGGAGAAGGCTGGGATATACCCTGCTGACTGACGCCCTCCACGGGCCCTGGATGGACAAAATCATCTGGGGCAAAGAAGACTATACCCTGCAGGCTCACCGCGGCTCATACAAAACATCCGGCCTGAAAGTCGCAATCACCGATATCATGATGACGCAGCGGGATAAGAACATCATCTTTCTGCGGAAAACTGATGACGATGTGGCTGAAGTGCTGCAGGCTGTCCAAAATGCGCTGCTGCATCCGCTGACACAGGCCATGTGCCAGGTGCTCACCGGAAAACCGTTGGAGCTGTACAAGGCCACGAACAAACAGATCGTGACCAGTCTGTACAGCAGAACCGGCGGCGCTCCGCAGCTGCTCGGCATCGGCATGGGTGGCTCTCTGACAGGTAAGCACGCTGACATCATCATCACCGATGATATTGTGAATCGGCTGGATCGCCAGAGCAAAGCGGAACGGGAACGGACGAAGCTCATCTACCAGGAGCTTCAGAACCTGCGGAACCCCGGCGGACGGATCATTAACACAGGAACTCCCTGGCATAAGGAAGACGCATTTACGCTGATGCCGGCTCCGGAAAAATTTGACTGCTACGCGACGGGCCTTTTGTCCCCTGAGCAGATCGAAGCGCTCCGGATGCGGATGGCGCCTTCCTTGTTTGCGGCCAACTACGAACTGAAGCACATTGCCTCGGAAGATGCGCTGTTCGATGTCAGCAGGCCGATCGTGGAAGCGGAAGAAAAGCTTCGCAACGGCATCGCTCATATCGATGCCGCTTACGGCGGAAGCGACTATACCGCGTTTACGTGCTGTCAGATCGCAGATGGCACGATTTATCTTTACGGAAAGCTCTGGCATATGCATGTCGATAACGTGCTCAAGATCGCGCTTGCGGAAGCGGATCGGCTGATGTGCGGCCCTGTCTACTGCGAACTGAACGGTGACAAGGGATACCTGAGCAAGGAAATCCGGAACCGGGGCGGATACGCCTTCGGGTACACGGAAAGCCAGAACAAGTACATCAAGATTTCGACCTATTTGAAGAAGTGGTGGCCGAACGTCGTGTTCGTCAAAGGTACGGACCCGGCATACATCGAGCAGATCATGGATTTCACGGATTCCGCGGAACATGATGACGCGCCGGACAGCGCAGCGACATGCTGCCGGATCATGGATGGAAGGTGACAAGATTGAGCGAACTGACTGAATTCTTCACGCCCCTGGAAGCCTGGGACGAACTGACAGCCGTGCGCGGCGAATACGTCCGGAAGCACTGGGCGGCCTACAGCGGCCTGCACAAGGAGCTGGCCGCCACGGCGATTAACGGATCCTTCTGGAAAAGGAGGAGCAAGGCGAAGGTGCACGTGCCTCTGGCCGCTGATATCGCCGCTGTGTCCGCGAACATGCTGTTCGGGAACGCTCCCCGCTGCCGGATCTATGATGACATGACCGTCAAAGGGGCAAAATGCGAGAAGAGCGAGAAGCAGACGCGCCTGGACAAGATCCTGCGGGACAGCATTTTCGAATCGCTGATCCAGGAGGCTGCTGAGATCGCCGCCGCCTGCGGGGATGTCTATCTCAAGTGCAACTGGGATACGGACGCGCTGGAGAGCCCTTCCATCCTGTATGTCAGCGGACGGGACGCGGTTCCGGAATACCGTTTCGGCAGGCTGGTCTGCGTACATTTCTTCACGGAGATTAAAACGGACCGGAAGTCCGGAAAGAAATGGCGACTGTATGAGCGGTATGAGCCCGGGAAGATCCTGAGCGCCGTCTACATCGGCGACGCCGGCACGCTCGGAACAGAAAGCCCGTCGGACATGGAAGCCTACGGCATTGAGGAGGAAGTCACGGTGCCCGGCGGCGGCATGATGGCGGTGCATATTCCCAACATCAAACCCAGCCGGGTGCGGAAGAGCGATTACGGCCGGAGCGAGTTTGAGGGAATGCGGGATCTGCTGGACGAGCTGGATGAAACCTTTTCTTCATGGTTCCGGGATATTCGGCTGGCCAAAAGCCGCCTGATCGTTCCCGCGGAGTATCTGCGGAAGCGCGAGAATCAGGGGAACATGTTCTCCGACAACCGGTACACCTGGGAATTCGATGAGGACGTGGAGACGCTGGTTGCCCTGGACATCGCCAACGACAAGGACATGAAGATCACGCCTTCACAGTTTCTTATCCGGGCCGAGGAGCACGCAAAAACAGCGGATATGCTGATCCGAAATATCATCAGCATGTGCGGATACTCTCCGCAGTCTTTTGGGCTGGACATCGAAGGCCAGGCGGCCAGCGGAACCGCACTGCTGATCCGGGAAAAGAAATCCTTCTCCACCCGGAGCAAGAAGCTGAATTACTGGTCCATGCCGCTGGAAAGGTTCCTGACCAGCGTGCTGCAGCTGGACGCGGAACTGTATCACCAGGGGAACATCCACAACACGGACCGCGTGATCGTGGAATTCCCGGACTGCATGTCCACAGATATTTCCACCATGGCCAGCGCAGTCAAGATGATGCATGACGCACAGTCCGTCTCCACCTACATCAAGGTAAAGATGATGCATCCCGACTGGGAGGAAGGAGAAGTGCAGGAAGAGGTCAGCAGGATCATGCAGGAATTCGGTACTGCAGATCCTTCCGCGATCGCCGCCGCCGGGGATTTCCATACACCGCCTGCGCAGGGAGGCAAGGAAGGTGACGCCTGATGGCCGGATACGGATTCAATACCGGGCTGGATGGCCACAGGATCAGACCCCTGTCGGAAAACGAGGCGGAAGAGATTGCGGAAGGCCTGAAGATCGTCTATGGATCAGCGCGGGAGCAGATGCTTCGAAACGTTTCCAGCCGGCTGGGCCGAGGCGTTTCGCAGTATGGCTGGGCTGAGCGGAAGGCCAACGAAGTTCTGCAGGCCCATGAGGAAATGCGCAGGACGGTAGACAGGGCTGCTTCCAGGCGTGAAAAGCTCCTGTCTGATGTGATGGATCGGGCTTATCTCACTGGAAATCAGAAATTCCGGAATGATATGCTTTCCATCCTGGGACAGACAGCGCACACCAGTCCGAACAGCATGAAGGCAGGCTATATCCTGGCGGATCTGAACAACAGTCTGAACTCAGCTGAAAGGCGGATTCTGAGACAGTTCGATGACAAATACGCGGATATCATCGGCGCTGTATCATCCAAGATGTCAACCGGCGTCACGACAACCCGCCAGGCTGTCGGCGAAGCGCTGATCGCGTTCGCAGACGAAGGCATTGACGGATTCGTGGACCGGGGCGGCCATCACTGGACGCTGGAAAACTATGCGGAAATGGCCGTGCTGACCGCCATTGAGCGCAGCACGATCTCCGGATATGTAGACACCATGGAAGAATACGGATACGATCTGGCAATCATCGATGGACATGCGGGAGCCTGTCCGATCTGTGAAGCCTGGGAAGGCGTGATCGTCTCCATCAGCGGAAACAATCCGGATTATCCTTCCTTGGATGAGGCTGAAAGCGCCGGATGCTTCCATCCGAGATGTCTGCACGGGATCACCACTTATTATCCGGATATCTCCAGGGCGCCGGCAGGAGGCTTCCGGGATGAGCCCAGGGAGATCGAAGGCGAAGCGCCGGAATATACTGCCAGATCGAAGCAGCGCTACATGGAGCGCATGATCCGGAAGTACAAGGACAGGGCTATCGTAGCCCAGACGCCGCAGCAGAAGATGCAGGCCGTGAACAAGGTCCGGCAGTGGGAGGACGCGCTGGACGATCTGATCGAAGAACAGCCGGCAGACAATTACCTGTACCGGCACAGAAACCGCGAAACCGGCTTGCAATCCGCTGCGGCCGGTAGTAGTATGAAGGTGTCCACCGGAGGCCACCGGAACGAAAGGCCGCTGACCGAAGAACAGATCCGGGACTGCACTGATTACGCAGTGTCCCTGGGCATGCCGAGGGATCAGATCGTATACCTGGAGAACATCAACACTTCCTACACCGGATCGGTGTTCGACGTGCTGGTGATTGGCACGGACGCTTACCCGTCCGGAGACACTTCCAGGGCTAATTACGAGATGTCCAACCGTGCCGCGATCGCTCATGAGGTGGTCGGCCACCGGGCAACATGCCTGCACGGCACGAACAAGACAAGCACGCCGATGGACGAAGCGCAAGCCAGCTACAGAGCTGCCCGGCTCGCTCCCGGCCTCTCCGACGATGACAGAAGGCTTTTGGAGCAGGACGCGCGTGACAGGCTTTCGGCGATCGGAGTCAACCTGGATGACGTCATTGATCAGTTTGACATGAGGGAGGAATAACGGATGAAGATCGATCAGATTATCCGGATGAACGGCAAGACGCTTGCCGTCTGTTCCGGCGAGCACCTTCATCCAGGCCTCAGATGCTCAAAGATCCAGATAGACGGAAGGACAGTCCCGGTCCTTGACTGCTACATCAAGGAAACCTTTACCGCAGGTATCATGGCAGCGTATCTGACATTACCGAATGATGCGGAAGTGCATACCGGAAAGATCACCATCGTTGCCTGAGCAACCGCCCCGCGAAAGCGTGAGGCGGTTTTCTTATGCCCATTTTGAAAGGAGTTGATCATGATGGCAAAGACTAAAGCGGCAGCTGAGGTGCCGACCGAAGTCACGATTTCCCGGAGTGTGCTGAAACAGCTGGTCTCCATTCCGGAGGAGCTGGAACGCGCGGATCTGGCGTACAAGAACTGCCAGGCCACCGTGTTCCGGAATTTCGCCCAGGGCCTTTTCAGAGCCAACAACACGCGGAACGCTGTTGCGGTGGCCAGACAGGCCCTTGGAGACGAATAGTGCTCTTTGCCCCGGAAACGGCCCTTCCGGCGCGTTCTGCTTCCGGACAGGTATAAACCTGTCGAACACAGCGGAATGCACAGGAGCAGGCACGGGGCTTCACTGAGCCGGTAATCCTGTCAAATTAGCAGACTGAGCCCACACCAGCCTGCTTTTTTGTTTGCCTGTCGGGGAGGTTGCACCCCGAACTTCTAAGCAGGAGCCGCCCTGCATAAAAAGGCAGAAGGAGGAAAATACTCATGGATGTATCTACGCTCAAGGCTCACCTCGGTGAAGATCTGTTTGGCCAGGTGGAAACAGCCCTCAAGGATGTGGACGGTCTGACGATCATCCCCACCAATGACGGGAGCTGGATCCCCAAGGCGAAGTTTGACGAGGAAACGGGCAAACAGAAGACGCTCAAGGCGACCATCACCACCCTGAATCAGCAGCTGGCCGAAGCAAAGCAGAAGGGCGAAAGCGCCACCGCTCTGCAGGCGACCATTGATACACTGAAACAGCAGGTGGCGGATAAGGACGCCACAATCACGGGCATGAAGCGCTCCGGCAAGATCAGGGAAGCCCTGACGAAGGCAAAGGTGCGGGATGCCGCCGTGGTTGAGAAGCTGCTGGACGCGACCAAAATCGGAGAAGATGACAAGGGCAACCTGACCGGCCTGGATGATCAGATCAAGGCCCTGAAGGAAAGCTCTGCCTATCTCTTTGCTGAGGATGGCGGAAGCGGCCATCGAGGCGGCTGGGGCGGTGGAAAGGATCCGCAGGGAGGTTCCGGCGGATCCGGCGGTTCCGGCGGGAACAGCAACAGCGAGATCAACTCGATCATCCGTGCTGCTGCCGGCCGCAGTGTTGAATGAAACCAATCGACCTGAAAACAGAAAGGAAAGTGATTAACCATGGCACTTATCGATCGCAGTGGTGCTGAAGTCCTGATCCCCGAAGAGAAATCCCGGGAGATCCTCCAGTCTGTACCGGAGCAGTCCATCGTCATGCGGCTGATGCGCCGCCTGCCGGACATGAGCTCCAAAACCCGTTCCATTCCCGTCCTGGGCTCCCTGCCCATGGCGTACTTCGTGGACGGAGACACCGGAATGAAGCAGACCACCAGCATGGCCTGGGAAAACGTCAAGCTGTACGCTGAGGAAATCGCCTGCATCGTTCCCATCCCTGAGAACGTGCTGGATGACAGCGACTATGATATCTGGGGCAACGTTTCTCCCCGGATGCGTGAAGCCATCGGCGCGGCCTTCGACAAGGCCGTCCTGCTTGGCACCAACAAGCCCTCCAACTTCCCGGCCGGAATTATTCCCGCTGCCGTGGATGCCGGCAACTACCTGACCCACCTGAACGGCGGGAACCTGTATCAGGAGCTGATGGGCGAAAACGGCCTGCTGGCCCTGATCGAAGCGGACGGCTATGTTCCTTCCGCCTACGTCGGCGCGATCAAGATGCGGTCCATCCTGCGCGGCGCCGTAGACAACAATGGCCTGCCGATCTTCGGCCGCGCCGTGTACCGTGACGGCGCCCAGGGCAAGAGCGTCTATGAGCTCGACGGCGCTGAGGCGCTGTTCCCGAAGAGCGAAGTCATGGATCCGGATCAGGTGCTGCTGCTTGGCGGCGACTGGAGCCAGGCTGTCTGGGCCATGCGCACCGACATCACCACCAAGCTGCTGACCGAAGCGGTCATCCAGGATCCGAGCACCCACGAGATCGTCTACAACCTCGCGCAGCAGGATATGGTTGCCCTGCGTGTCGTGTTCCGCGCCGGCTGGGCGATGCCCAACCCGATCAACCGCGTGAACCCCACCAAGGCCACCCGGTATCCTTTCGCCGTGCTGAAGCCCAGCGCTCTGACGGTGATCGAATCCGCCACCTACAATGTGACCCAGCCCGCGAAGAACGGCACTCCTCAGGCGACCCATGACGCCGGCACCGGCTACACCGCTGCCATCACGTGGACTCCTGAGGCCGCTTCCTTTGCCGGCGGCACGGTCTACACCGCGAAGGTGGTTCTCACCGCGGCTGACGGCTATGCCTTCTCCAACGACTTCGGCAAGGCCGATATCACCGGTCTGCCTGCCACTTCCGGCGGCAGCGCGACGGCCTCCAAGGTCACTGTCACCCGTGACAGCGCCAGCCAGGTCACCATCGAAGTCAAGTACGTGGCGACCGGCGCTTAATCCGGTAAGGAGGCGCGGAAATGAAGATTCGGCTGATAAAGCCTCTGCCGCAGCCTGAATACGGCAGGGTTATTCCGGCAGGCGTCGTTATTGACGCGCCTCCTGCGCTTTCCGGGCGCCTTCTCCGGCTGGGTATAGGGAAACCTGCCCAGACCGGCGAAGCGCCCGTGAGCGCCCCTGAGGCCCCGGAAAAGAAGCCTGCACGGAAGAAGGTGAAGCGCAGTGGCTGACGTGCATACGTGGACCGGAACAGCGACAGAGGAAGAAACCGCCATGATGGTGGATCGGATGAAGCTGTTCATTTTCCCGAACGAAGCCAGGGCTGAAGATGAAATCGAAGCCTTCAACAAGGCTGTCGAGTAT